ATTTTTTTTCATATCTAGAAATACCAATAATAAGAGGAATAAAATTTAAAAAAGCCAAAGCGAAATTATCATTTGGATATTTTTTAAAATACATATAATTAACAAAGAAAGTCGTTAAAGTAACATGACCAGAAGGGAAACCAGGTTCTAACCCAACAAACCCACCATTATTAAAACTACTACAATTACAAGCTTCTTCTGGTCTTAAAAAGATTTTTTCATAAAAACCTTTTGTAAATTTTTTAATAAAAATTTGTACGATAGTTAATATAGTCATACCGCATATTAATTTATATTCTCTATTAAATAAAGAATAAATATAAAATAAAATCGGACTCAAAGATATAAAATCATATATTATCATTATAAAATATATATTATAAGTAATTAAATTATTTTTGATAATATTCGGAAAAACTTGATAATTCATTTAATTTTTTAATTTCCTCATCTAAATTATTATTTAAATTAGGAGAATCATTATTAATAAGATCATCTAAATCGCTCATTAAATTTTTATTTAATTTATTAAAATGTTTATTAATATTTTTACTTTTATTATGGACTTTTAATTTATTATTATTAGTTTTCATTAAATCTGAAGTAATTTTTTTAAGATTATTTTTAATTAAATCATCCCAAGAGATATATAAAATATTAGGGAAATTAAATTTAACAAGAAACCCTTTTTTTCTTATAGAACTAATGATAAAAACTGTACAAGTTTTTTTATTATATAAAGGGAAACCAAAAATATAATTAGGAATTTCATAAATTAAGTCCGTTTTTTTTCTTTTATTAACTAATTGTATTTTATTATAAATTTTGTTTAAAATTTTGTTATAAACATCCAACTTTTTTTGTTGTTGTTTATATTGATCATCAATGAGAATATTAATATCAAAATCAGACATATTATATATAATAATATTATAATATAGTTTTTAATAAAATTATAATAAAAGTATAAAGTAATTAAATTGAAAACACTAAAACAATATAAATGATAAAAAAAAAAAGAGGTCGACCAAAAAAAAGTGTAAATAAAAAAACAAAAAATAAAAAAGAAAATTTATTAAATATCAAACAATTTGAAAAAAAGAATATAATGAAAAAAAGTTTATTAGTACATTTACCAATAAATATAGCATTAATAAATGAAGAAAAAAATAATGTATATGAGAAACATTTTTTTGATTATAATAATAAAATAAAAGAAATTAATACAGAGCCAGAACCTTATGATGATAATTTTGAATCATTAATTCAAGAAGAACAAATATCTATAAAAACTCAACAAATAGAAGTAAAGGAAATTAATTTATATAATAAAAAAAAAAAAATAAAAAAAAAAATTTATAAATTAATAAATTTTATAGATTTAAAAAATATTATAGAAGAACAACAAATATGTTGTTGGTGGTGTACTTATCAATTTGATAATTTAGCATGTGGAATACCAATAAAATATGAGAATAAGAAATATCATGTAAAAGGATATTTTTGTAGTTTTAATTGTGCATTAAGTTATAATGAAAATGAAAATATAGATTATTTAATAAAACAAGAAAGAAGAAGTTTATTAAATTTATTGTATAATCAAATGGACCCATTATGTTATGAAATCATAAAGGCGCCAAAAAAAGAATGTTTATTAAAATTTGGAGGAATATTAACTATAGAAGAATTTAGAAAAAATACTAAGGTTTATAAATTAACTTATCCACCAATATTACCATTAATACCAGAATTAGAAGAAATAGAATTAATAAAAGATAATAAAGATATAACATTAAATAAGAATATTTCTCATCGATTTACGAAAAAAAATAATACATCATTAGATAATTTTTTTTCTTAAAATTAATTAAATATAATAAGATATAATTAATTATAATATGGAATATAATTTAACAAATCAAAATATGGGTATGAATCAAGGAAATCAAAAGGTTGATAATGATTTAACAAATTTATCAGAATCTAGTTCAGATTTTGGTGCAATGCAAAATAATCAACAACAAATACCTAATCAACAAGAAAATTTTGATAATGAGATGAAAGATAATCAATCAATTTCATCATATGCAGGATCAGATTTATCACCCGAAGAAACCTTAAAAAAGAAAAGATTATTATTATTTAAATTAAAAAGATTACAAAAAAAAAATTATCAACCATCAAGATTTTATGATATGAATTCATCATTAGGAGAATTAACAGCTGAAGTAGAAAGTTTAAAAAGAGAAGCAAATTTAGATCAAGGTACTAAAGTTACAAAAAATGCATTAATATCAATATGTTCATTATTAGAATATGTTAATAATAAATTTGATCCATTTGATGTAGTTTTAGATGGATGGTCAGAAGATATAAATGATGATGTACAAAATGGAGAATATGATGAAGTAATGGAAGAGTTATATTATAAATATTATGATAAAGTATCAATGGGACCAGAATTAAAATTAATAACAATGATTGGAGGTAGTGCAGTTAAATTTCATTTATCTCATACATTATTAAAAACAATGATTCCAAACGCAGATGCATTATTAAAACAAAATCCAAATTTAAAAAATGAAATCAATGATTTAATAGAAAAGAATATACCAGAAATGAAACAAGTACAAAATGAAATTGATAATTTAGGTAGAGGACAAGTCGGTGGATTAACAGGTCCATCAGAAAATGTCGAAGATATTATAGCAGAAATAGAAAAAGAATCATTAAATAATCAACAAGAAAATCATATTATGAGTCAAGTAAATAATCAAGGTGGGACAGAACAAGAAATACGATTTTAACAAATATAAGAAGGAGGTGATTTAGATCTTGAGTTTATAAAATTTAAATCCATTTGTAAAGTATTTTCAATAAATTCTAGTTTTTTATTTAAAATATTTTGTGTAGTATTAATAGTTTCAATTTTTTCATCAACTTGTTTCTTAAAATTATTTAAATCGGTGTTAAGTTTATTTATTAAATTTAACAAATAATTTAATTTTCGTTCATGTTCTTCTAATTTATTAGAATTTTTATTGATTTTATTATGTATTTCTTCTTCAATAGTCATTATATACTTTCTTTTCATTTTATTTTTAAAAGAAATATTCATTTCAATTTTAAAATATATAAAATTGAATACTTATATATCGATAACCCTAAATGAAATCATCTATGGCTATGAAAAAAAAAAATACTATAGCTAGTCAAACTCAAGAGTGGTATGATATACGAGAAAAAAAAATATCAGCGACTAATGTAAGTACCATTATTGGAATTAATAATTTTAAAACAAAAGAAGAATTATTATCTGATAAAATTTATGGTTTAGATAAAATAGATAATATTTATACTAAACATGGGAATAAATTTGAAGAAATTGCGATTGATATATTAGAGAATCAATTAGATATAACAATCGATGAAATTGGATTTGGTTTATCAGAAAAATATAATTTTTTAGGTGCGACACCTGATGGTATAACAATATTAAATAAAAATATTTGTTTAGTAGAAATCAAATGTCCATTGAAAAGAAAAATTAATGGCATACCTTCTTTAAATTATTATTGTCAAATGCAAACACAAATGGAAGTTTTTGATACAGAAGAATGTATTTTTTTTGAATGTAATATTGAAGAAATGACAAAATTAGAATATAAAAAATCCAAAGATAAAAGTAATATGGGATATTATAAAATAAAAAATATTTATTGGAAATTAAAAGAATCATCTTTAAATATTATCAAAAGAGATAGATTTTTTTATGAATATTATATTCAAGATTTAAAAGATTTCTATAAAAATTTAGAAATAAAATTAAATCAAAAAAATAAAAAAAGTCGGAAAAGAAAATATTCTGAAATAAATAGCGGAACTCCATTAACACCTCCTAAAAGAAAATATCAAAAAAATAATGATGGAAATAGAGTTAAAAAAAATGAAAAAAAATTTTTATTAACAAAACAATATTTAAATCATTATATAAGAAATAATAAATGTGAAGTATGGTTAAAATATTTTGGTAAAAAATATTATAAAGATTATTGTGTTGATAATAAATTTAGTAAAGAGATATTAAATAAAAGTATTGAATATAAAAGAAGTTTTTTAAAAAAAATTAAAAATATATGTGGACAAAAAAATTTAACTTATGTGATTATACCTTTTCATTATGAATATAGTGATTATTTAATAGAATACACAAAAATTCAAATGAAAAATAATATCGATGTAATTATTAATCCATATTTTTTTGAAGAAAATATGGGATTATATTCAAATCCTACATTAATTATTAAAAATCATTCAATTAAAAAAATTTTTCCAAATGTTATAATAGATAATACTGATTGTTATATTTTAATTAATAGAGTTATTAAAAATCTAAAATATATTGATTTGGGTAAAAATTTATCAAATAATTCAATAAATCGAAGTTATATTTTAAAAAATAATTTTGATCATTATGTCTTAAACAAAAATCAAAAAAATATTAATTATAAATCATATATTATTGGTAATAAATGGCATTATACCGAAGATAAAATCCAAATTGAAAGCGAAGAAGATGATGATTTTAGTAAATTGGGAATAATAAATTTTTCACATCGTGAAACTAGAAAATTAATATATAAATATAATAATTGGTTAGAAGATATTAGATATAACGATGATAAATATATTATATTTAATGATAAAAGTTATTCGCCAAATTATTCAACGAATGAACAATCTGAATGGTTAGATTTTAAAAAATCAATATTAGAAAAAAAGAATGATTTGGTATTAATATATGGAATTGGTGAAAAAACTAAAAAATTATTTAATAAAGATGACATATTTAGTTGGAAAGATCCAAAATTTTTAAAAAATATAAAAAAAGATAAATATAATTTAGGAATAAATAAATGTAATATAATTCAAAATATATTAGAATTAAATAAAACAAATAAATTAGTTTATCCATTAATATTACCAAAAGAAACAAAAATTACATTAGAAAAAGCTGATTTAGAAATTTTTTGTGATTTTGAAACTTTAAATAGTTTTTTAGGAAAAGAAAATCTAACTTATTTAATTGGAATGAGTTATAAATATAAAGATGAAGAAATAAAATATGAATACTTTTTTGCTAAAAAAGATGATAGTGAATCAGAAAAACAAATATTTGATGATTTTATTGATAGAATTAATGAATTAGAAGAAAAATATAATTGTAATGGTATGGTTTATTGTTGGTCAAAAGCCGAGGTTGGCTTTTTAAGAAATTTCAATAAAAAAAACAATTATAATTATTTTATTGATTTTATTGATTTATTAGAAATTTTTAAAAAAAATTGTATTTTAATTAAAAATAATATTTATGGTTTTGGTTTAAAACATTATGTCAAATCTATGTTTGATCACGATATGATTAAATTAAATTATAAATTAGAATGTGATAGTGGCGATAAATCTATTATATCAGCTTTAAATTATTATAATAAAAATAATATAGATGAATATTGGAATTTAATAAAATATAATGAAATAGATTGTACAATTATGTATGAAATATTAACTTATATTAGAAATTATTATAAAATTAATTAAAAAATAATTTATATTTATATAATATATAATTATTATGAATATAATCGGATTAAGTACAACCTTAATTATAATACTATTTTTACATGTATTAGTTAAAAGATATTCACAAATGGAAGAAGATAATAAAGAAATAATTGAATTATTTAAAAATCGATTAAATTTTAGTAAAGCTAATGATACAGAAGCTAAAAAACTTATTGATGATGATAAACAATTATATAATAATTTTCAAATGGAAAAAATTGAAGATGATGAAGGTGTTGATATTGAAAATGATTTTTCCTTATTAAAAAAAGATTTACTTAAATATGTTAATGGTGCTCGTAATATGTTTGATAATAGTTTATTTGATAAATCAAATGAAGTTAATCATAAAAAACATCAAAAAAATAATAATAAACCAAATATTCAACAAAAAGAATATGAAAATTCTCAAGAATCTTTAATCGAACATCCTTTTAAACAACACGGTATGAATTCATTAGATGATAGTTTAAAAAAAAATATTGAAGAAAATAATAAAAATAGATATTCTAGTTTAGATTATAAATCATTTAAACCAGATATGTGGGTTTCTGAAAATGAAAGTAGTATGAATGGTGGAAAATTAGATCCCAAATCAAATATAGCTGCTTTTGATAGTATGGAATCTTATAATTATATTTTAGAATCTAATAAATAATTTAATTTCATTAATTTTAATTTTAATAAGATTTAAAAATTTTATTAAAATTTAAAATGATTACAAGTATTATAAAAAATGAATTCTAGTTCCGTAGCAAAACAAGAAGAACCAATTTTAACTGAAAGCAAAAATCGATTTGTTTTATTTCCATTACAAAATAATGAAATTTGGGAAATGTATAAAAAACATTTAGCTTGTTTTTGGGTAGCTACGGAAATTGATTTATCTCAAGATCTTAATGATTGGGAAAAATTAAAAGATGACGAAAAACATTTTATTAAATATGTACTCGCTTTTTTTGCTGCTAGTGATGGTATTGTTTTAGAAAATTTAGCTGATAATTTTATATGTGAAGTTAAATTACCTGAAGCTAGATGTTTTTATGGTTTTCAAGCTGCTATGGAAAATATTCATTCAGAAACCTATAGTTTATTAATTGATACTTATATTAAAGATAAAAAAGAAAAACACGAACTTTTTAATGCTATGAATAAAATACCTTGTATTCAACAAAAAGCTAATTGGGCTATGAAATGGATGAATAAAAAATCTGCTTTTGTCCAAAGATTAGTTGCTTTTGCTTGTGTTGAAGGTATTCATTTTAGTGGTTCTTTTTGTGCTATATATTGGTTGAAAAAAAGAGGTTTAATGCCTGGTCTAACTTATTCTAATGAATTAATTAGTCGTGATGAAGGATTACATACTGATTTTGCATGTTTATTATATAGACAAGCAGTAAATAAATTAACAGACGAAGAAGTTCATAAAATTATCAAAGAAGCTGTCAAAATTGAGAAAAATTTTATTTGTGATGCTTTGCCTTGTAAATTAATTGGTATGAATTCTGATATGATGGCAACTTATATTGAATTTATTGCTGATAGATTATTATATGAATTAGGTCATTCTAAAATTTATAATGTTGAAAATCCTTTTGAATGGATGGAATCAATTTGTTTAACAGGTAAAACAAATTTTTTTGAAAAAAGAGTTAGTGAATATCAAAAATCTGGTGTAATGAATTCTTTAAAAGAAAAAAAAATAAATTTTAGTGTCGATGAAGATTTTTAAAAATAAAATATTTTTATATAATATATAAAAATAATGAGTAACTTAAAAAACGCAGCTACTATAATGGATGATATTTTTAAAGATTCAGGATTACCAAATTTTTTTTCTAAACAAGGTTTTGCAATTGTAATTGGTTTATTAGGTACTGGTATTGGTGCTTATGGTGGTATGCCAGCGCCACCAAAAACATTTGTCAAAGCTGTAGATAAATATCCACTTTTACAATGGTTTTTAGTTTATGTATTAATTTGGCAAGGAGCAGGTGGTTTTGATGAAAAATTATCATTATATGGAACAATACTTATATTTGCTATATATAAAATAATGATACATGCTGAAAGACATTGGGATTTATTATATCATTTAGGTTTAAATGAAAAAAGAAGAGCTCAAAAAAAACAAGAAAATGAAGATGAAGATTTAAAAACTAATAGAAGAACAAAATCTAATGAAGAATTATTAAAAAAAGCAGAAGCTAAAGAAGATAAACCTTTAGGTTGGTTTTAATCATAATTAACTAATTAAAATAATTTAACAATTAAAATTTATAATTCTATATATTTTAATTATGACATTACAACAAGATCCAGAATTCGTACAAAATCTCAAAGAATACTTGAGTTTAGACAAAAAAATTAAAGATTTCAAAGGTGCTTTGAAAAGATTAGAAACTAGAAAAAAAGAATTATATGGTAAAGTTCATCAAAAAATGATTATTAAAAAAGTAGAAACATTAAAATTACCAAATGGAGCAAAATTAAAAAATTATGTAAAAAAAACTAAAGAAGGATTAACAAAAGCATATGTTCAAAATAGATTAAAAATGTATTGTGACCAAAATCAATTAAATTTCGATGAAGTAAATGATTTTCTTTATAATAATAAATATAGAAAAGTTACTGAAACACCAGCTATTAGAAAAACTGCTCCTCCGAAAAAAAAATCTTAATTATTAAAATAATTATATAATAATGTTTTAAATTTTACATCTTCGATATCTATTACATTATAATTATTATATTCATTTACAATAATATAAAAAAATTCATTAAATTCGGGATATAATATTATTTTAAAAAATTCTAATGAACTTGTAAATTTATTAAATTCTTTGAAATTCATATCTGAACAATATGATAAAAAATTATCCATATCTTCAAAATAATTATTATAAAAATAAGATTGTAAAAAATTGAAATTTTTCTCATTTATATTTTTATCAATTTTTATATAAATATTTTTTTTTTTAAATAAATTTTTAAAAAAAATATTGTTTTTTATTTTTTCAGTTTCAAAAAATATTTCATAATCTGTATTATTAAATTTAATAAATTTAAAATTTGAATGGACATAACTTAATATAATATATCTTAAATCATATAATATATTATTTTTTTCTATTTCATTTAAATTTAAATAAAATATGATTTTTTTATAAATATATAACATTTTATATATTATTATTATTAAAATTGATTTAATTAAATTTTTAAATATACAATAAATAAATAATCATGACTAAACAATATTACGAAGACTTCGTCCAAGAAAATAAATATGATTTACGACAATTATATACAATTTTAACAGAAAGAGTTGAAACTTCATTAAAGTTTGAAGATTTTTGTCGTTTTGTTTATAAAAAAACATTATATATGTTTTAAAAAATTAAATATATAATTATATATATGAATGACTCATTCAAATATATATAATGCTTTAAGATTTTTCGAAGAAAAAAATAATTTATTTATTCCTACCGATATTAAAAATTTAATTTCTGAATATATTCCTTTAGATATAAAATATAAAAAATGTGATAATTGTAATTTTTATGATTTTTATAATAAATATAATTTTTATGAATGTCAATTATGTGAAATGGATATAAGAAAATATTATTGTTTTGAATGTTCTAAAATTTGTGTTACATGTGATAATTTATATTGTCAATTTCATAAAATAGATTATCATCATATTTGTATATATTGTAATAAAAGAAATATGATAAGAGAAATACAAGGAAAATATACTACATATTATTAAAATTAAAATTGATATTATTTTTTTATTAAAAATGTCTACTACTTATATTAAGAATCAAACAAGAATAATCGCGTGCGATTTAAATGAATTAGAAAAAGAATATAATAATGTTAATAAAATTAGTGAAATTATGTTTATTTATTTATATCAAAATTTAGAATTTCATGATGTATTTTTAGCAACTTTATTACAAGATGGAGAACCATTTGATCGTAAAGGTTGTACTGGTTATATTAATTATTTAAGATTTTATTTAGAAAATTTAAATGATTATAAAAAAGTCAATAAAGTAAGTAAATTCGTAAAATATTTATTATGGAATAAAAAATCAACAAATATGAAAAAAAGAGCATTAACTTATTAAATTAAAATAACTAAAATTTTTAGTTATTTTAAATTTTTATTAATATATTAAGAATTGTAAAATTAGAAAAATTATTATTATAATAATTATGGACTTAATTACTATAAGCTAATCCACCCATACCTGACATAATTCTAAGGACATTATAATTAGTTGCAAATACTTTTACGACTGGGTTATCTAAATCAGACATGTCTGATGAGATAGTTAATTGTAAAGTTGCATTGTCGATACGAGACATGTTTGCTGAACCTGATGGTTGTTGTTCTTCTGGTTTTAATGCGAAAGAATAACAGTTAATTCCGGTTGCTGGGATATTTGAGTGATGTTGGAAAGGTTGTACAATATTGAAGTATGAACCATCGCGTTCACTGAAACGATCATGACCGTTTAATTGTAATTTTGCTTTTTCACATGGATTGTTTCCTGCTGCTGCATCTGCGAAGTTTGATGCTTGTAATGAAGAGTCTTGACATACCCAGATTAATTCTTTGACTGGATGGTTAAAGTTTAATTTGACTCGGTTTGAAGTTCCTGATAAAGATTCATCACCAGTGTATTGTAATTGTTCAATTAAATATTCGTGGCTGATTTGAGCGAATCTTCGGCGTTCTTCAGTATCTAAGTAGATATAATCTACATACATTGATGCTGATGTGATTGAACCGGTTGGTGCAGTAACAGCTGCACATAAGTTTGCTAATGCTTCAAATTCAATTGCGAATTTAACTTCGTGGTATTGTAAAGCAATTAATGGTAAAGCTAAACCGGTATGGCGACAGAACCAGAATTGTAAAGGAATAATACATGATCGTGCTTCTTCATTATCTCCACCACCTTCAATCATTTTTGATAGATATTTTACTGATTTTCCTGCTGGGCAAGATAATGATGACCAGATTGCTAACCATGCACCGTAGTGTTTGTCGATTCTTTGACCGCCAATTTCTACTTCACATGATTTCATTAAGTAGTGACCTACTTCTGCGATGTATGAACCATCAGATTGTGCTGGTAATTCAGCGTTTAAGTAACATTTGGTAATTAAGTCACCGTTTCGTGAAACAGTTACTGAAACTTTTTTTCCGAAATCTGCTGAACCGTTAAAGGTTTGTTCAATTGATTCCATTGAAAAGTTTGTGTGTCTACGATAGACAACTTTGAAAAAAGTGATTTGTGGATTTCCTGTAAGATAGATATCTTGAGCTCCGTAAGCTACTAATTGCATAAGACCGCCTCCCATTTTTTTTTATATACTAAACAAATATATTTATTAATTTAAACGGCTAGTACTTTAATTAAATTAATTAAAAGAATTTAATTAATTTAAAAATAAATTTAAAAATTAGAGTTAATTAGTACCATATCGACCAGATCCAAAAAAACTATTTGGTGTAGTCATATGTTTCCACAAAAAACAATCTCTCCAATTAAAAAAATTGGCTCTTGTATTAGTTTCTCTTTCATTTTGTCTAACAATATACATAACATAACAGAATGCGGTTGAATTACTCATTATAAGGATTTTTTATTAATTATATCTTATCAATTTTAATAAAAAAAAAGATATTATAATAATATAATAATATATTAATATATTATGAATAAATTGAATAAATTAGTTATTTCAAATATAATATTAATAATTGAAATATTATTTATAACATTATATTTACCAAAATCAACAAAATCATTTGATGATACATATATACAACAAATATTATTTGCTCATGGTTCGATTAATTATTTAAAATTGCCAATCATATTTATAGGAGCATTATTATTAAATCTTATTATAAATAATATCAAAACTAAAATAAATTATTTATTGTGTTTTTTATTATTATCATTAGCTTTATTTATATTATTACCATCACATTGTCCTTTAGGTTTATGTTTTTATTCTAATCCAAAGATAGTAAATTTAAAACAAACAGAATATATTAATTTTTTTGCTCTCGGAGATATACAAAATTTACATCATGTTCATCAAACTACAGAGAAAGATGGTTTAAAATGGCACAATCGTATATATGCGACGGAATTATATATAAATTCAATTAATCAACTTGTTGAAGATATGAAAAAAAATGATACTAGTAATATGAATATAGATTTAAATGAAAATCAAAAAAATTTATTTTTCAAAATAATACAAGAAGATATTCAAGGTGTTATAAATGTAGGAGATTGTACACAATTAGGAAATAATATAGGAAGTATGACAGGAAAAAATGATGTAGGAGCTTATGAATATGCTTTTAATAATAATCCAGGAGATAATGGACTATTAAATATACCATCATTCGAAGTATTGGGAAATCACGATTACGATATTTTAAAAGATCCAGAAGGATGGTTAGGATTTGCTAAAAATCTTTTATTATTTGAAGGTAATCCATTAGTTAATATGCAATTAAGAAGAAATAAAAAAAGACAATTTATAACAAGTAAAGATAAATATGGTAATTATGCATTAGATATGGGAGATTTACATATAATTTTTATTAATGTTTGGCCAAGTAATGAAAGATTATTAAATGGAGATCCAACTGGATCCTTAGAATTTTTAGAAAATGATTTAAAATTAAATCCAAATAAGAAATGGTTATTTGTAACACATTTTATGCCAAAAGTTGATAAAAGTTTTGATGAATTAATAAATAGACATGAAGAAACAAAAAGATATTTAAAAGAATTTGGTATAATATATGAAAAATATAAAGAAAATTGTTTAGGAGTAATCTATGGACATTGGCATATGCGTCAAATGCGTTATTTTGAAAATGTAGGTTTACAACATTATAATGTACCAGGACCAGCAAGTTATTTATCAAAAATAGCAGAAACTAGAGAAAGTATAAATAAAATAAATATAGAAATACCATTATTTAGTTATATAAAAAGTACAAAAAAATTAGAAAAATTTAAAATAAATATAAAAAAAATAAAAAATATTTTAAAATTTAATATAAGTTCATATTAAAATGAATAAAAAAATTTACGATAAATTTGGAAAAGATTGTGGAAATATAATCTTAAATTATAAAAAAGATTTAGATGAGTATGAAATATGTTTAGATAATTATAAAAAAATGTTTTCAATGTTATTTGAAGAAACATATTTATGGAATTCAAAGGGATATAATGATCTTTATAATAGAGAAAGAGTGTTTAGAGTATATGATAAATTAACAATAACACAATTTCTATATTTTTTAAAATATTATATTGTTGAAGAAGAAAAAGAAATATTAAGTTTTTTTAAATTTCGAATAACTATTCGTGATAATTATAATAATTTTAATAAAGATTATCATCTGACAAATAAAAAATATAAATTTAAAGATTTTATAAAATTAGAATATTATAATTGGTTAGAAATAAAAACTATTAGAAAAACTAATAAAAATGAGTTAACATTTAATTTGCATGATAATTATATTAAAAAACAGAAATTATATCAAAAAGTATGTTCATCGGTATATTTTTGGTTTAAAAATAAAATAAATAGAAATTAATCATGAATAATTAATCCATCATATTGTTCATCAATATAATCTAAAATATCTTCTAATGTATTTCTATATTTATTATCAAAATTAAATCTTTCATAAAATTCTTTTCTTTGATCAACATGATCATCATGAAAATTATATTTTTTTTTCATTTCATTATAATAACTTTTTTCAAATTTCATATCATAATTTTTTATATCATAAATTGCTTCTTTAAACAATTTATAATTACATTCTTTCATACCTTTTTTCATTTTTTTTCTATATTTTCTTCTTTTATATTTACCTCGTAAATCATTTAAAGTAAAAACAGAAGCTACAGCTATAGCTCTATAAGTAGCTGCTAAGCCAGCAGCGGTTACAAAGGTTAAAATCACAGCCATTTCAATACCACTCATATTTAATTATATATATTTTAACAATATTTTAAAATTATATTAGTAATATCTTTATAAACATCATATTCGTCATCTAAAAATTGTTTTAAAAATTTATATAGAATAATTCTTTTAATAAATTTAAAAATTTTAGTACCATAATATTTTTCAATATTATAAAAAAATACAAATTGATTAGTAACAATATTTTTCTTTTTAACAAATTTTATTTCAGCATTATAATCTTGAATATTAATAAAAGAATTATTTTGAATATTAATTAAAAAACTACCATATTGTTTAAATTTATGACTAATATCTCTATGAATTTTTAAATAAATTAAATTTATTTTTTTATCTAATTTTTTATTTGAAATAATTTTTAATTTAATATTTTCATTAACTAAAAAATAAGGAAAAAAATCTAAATTATTAACAGGTAAAAAAGTATCATTTAAATTCTCTTTAGTTAAAATAATTCTAGAAATTTTTTTTTTAGTATTACCAATTTCTAAAAAAATTTTAAATTCCGTACCGATATCATAATTTGAAAAATTTATACCAGTTAATAGATCTAAGTTTCTTGGAAGTATAACAGTATTATTATAAAATGAAAAATTAGATCTTTTTTTAATAGTATTAAAATTTTGAATATAAAAAAAATAAAAATCAGTAAAATTATTATTACTATCAATACCTGAATTGGAATTTTGAGTATCTAAAAACATTTCCCCGGTTTCTCTTTTTAATTTATTTAATATTTTATATATTTTATTCCTATTAGTATAATAATAAGAATGGAAATCTGAATAATATCTTATTAAATTTAAATTCATTTAAATAAATATATATAAAGATAATATAATTTTTTAGTATTAAATTAAATTAAAAAACTCATTATATTAATAAATATAATAAGAATGAATAAAGATATTAGATTAACTGGGATGATTGATAATTTAAATAAAAAAATCAAAGAATTATATAAATATAAAAATTTTGTAGAATTAAATCGAAATAGTAAAAAATTATATGATAGATTTAATAAAATGCAGATGGATAATTTAATATTAGTAAAACATGTGAAAAATGAGAAAAATAATTTTGAATTATTACAAAGAGAAAATATAGAATTAAAAAAAGTATTAAATAAATTAAAAAATGATGGATTGAGTTACGAAAATAAGAAAAAATTTTATGAAATTAATTTAAAAAATAATGAAATTAATGAAAAAAATGATGAATTAAAAAATATAATAAAAAATAAAGAAAATAAAATTATAGAAATAAATAATGAAATGATAAAATTCAAAGATGAAAATGAAAACATCAAAATTATATTAAATCATTTTTCTTCCAATATTGCAAATTTTATAAATCAACAAGTAGAACAAAAAGAAACATTAGAAGTTTTAGAAGAAAAAGAATTAATAAAAGAAATTGAAATTAAAGATATAGAAGATATAGAGGAAACAGAAGAAGATTTAGTATCAAAAACAGAAGAAAGAGGATCATATCGAAAAGAAGCAGAATTAGGAGAATTAGAAGATGCAGTTGCTGAATTAGATGAATTAAATGTTAATTTTTTAAATTAAAATTTATTAAAAATTATAAACAAGTATGGATATAAAATTTTTTAATATAGAAGATAAAAAAATTAAATCTAAATTAAATAAAAATATTACAATTAATAAAGAATTATATTTTGAAACAATTCAGCTGAAATTAGGAATTGATAATATACATTTCGATAAATGGAAAATAATTAGAAGTATTTCTACAGATTATGAAATGATTGGTAATAATAGAATACATAATATTGAAGAATTAAAAAGATATAATATTATTAGTCGAGCTTATTATAAATTATGGGAAATATTAAAAAAATATGAAAATACATTTCAATTATATCAAAAAGGTCAATTAAATATAGGATGTTTAGCAGAAGCACCAGGTGGATTTGTACAAGCAATAATACATTATAGAAATAGATATTATAATGATAATATAACAGCAATATCATTATATGAAAATAATAAAAATATCAAATGGGGTTTCAAAACTAATAAATATAGAATAATATATGGAGATCCAGAAAAAAACCATGATGGAAATTTATATAATCCAGAAATAATAGAATATTATATAAATTCACATAAAAATAAATTAGATTTAATAACAGCAGATGGAGGAATGTTATTAACAGGTTATAAAGAAAATTATAAAAGTCAATATCATTTACAATTATTTTTATGTGAATTATATATTTCATTAAAATTATTAAAAAATAATGGAATATTTATTTTAAAAGTTTATGAATTATGTAGTCAAAATATGATAGATTTTATGATTATTATAAATAAATTATATAAAAAAGTCAATATATTTAAACCAAAAACATCAAGGGAAATGAATAATGAAAAATATATTATATGTCGTGAATTAAAACCGAATCAAGAAGAATTAATAAATGAATTAAAAAAAATAATAATTCATTTATGGGAAAATCCAAAAAAAATAATAAAAAGTTTTTTAACAAAAAAAGAAGTAGAAAATAATCAAAATTTAATAAAATTAATAAAAAGTATTGAAAAAAGAAATTTATTACGACAAAAAGAAAAATTAACAACCGCAATAATTTATAAAAATAAAACGAAAGATGAGTTAAAATTTTTATTAAAAGAAAAACAACAATTACATATTCATATGGCTTATAAATGGTATAAAGAAAATAATAGATAATTAATTAAAAAGAAATTTTTGTTTTTCTAATAATTCTTGTTCGCGTTTTTCTAATTCTTTTTCTTTTCTTATTAACATAGTTTCTTTATTTTTTAAAATATTATTTCTATAAATAATAGAAGAATCTAATTTAATTTGTAATTCTTCAATATATTGAATTTTTTCATTAACTTTATCGATTAATTTTTTTTCTATTTCTTTAGATTGATTCATTTTTATTTCAATATCGTGTATTAAACTAGTTAAATAAGTATATTTGATTTCAATTAATTTTGCGTGTTTTGATACTTCTTTTAAATTAGTTTTTCCTATATTTAAATTAAATTCAATGATTTTCTCTTCAATGAATTTACTCAATTCATTTAATTTTCTACCTTTTTTTTGTAATTCTAAATCTTTTTTAATTAAATTTTCTTCATCTAATGTTCGAAAAATATTCATTAGTAGTAAATAGTATATAATAATATTATATAATATTTATTTAATTTAACAATGTATATATTCAAATTTAAAATGTTTAAATGATTTGATTAAATCTATTGTATTTTTATTATCATCAATTAATTTAATTTTATTATATTTAGAAACTTTCCAATATTCAATTAAAACTTTTAATTTTCTATCAGAATCATTTTCTCCAGGATATTTGATAATTCTATCTCCTACGGCATAAATATTTTCTTGTTCAAGATTAAAATTCATTTGTAATTGATTTCTTAACCATATTGGAAGAATTTTTTTAATTGTTTCTTCTTCACCTCTTGCTGTTAAAATACCTAAATCCCAACCATCTCTAATATGTTCTTTGACTATTTCTAAATTATGTAATAATGGTTCAGCTTTCATAATAGAATCATTAATAATATTAGGATTATCAAAATCACTAAAATTAAAATGTTCTTTTGGATATTTTAATGCATATTTTTTATATTCATTGGGTGTTAATTTTAAAATTTTATTTTTAGAAAGATTCTTTTTAAAATAAATAAATATGTTATTTGCTGTTAATAAAGTATCATCAATATCTAAAAAAAAAATTTTATGTATCGGGGTAAGCATTAAAATGTATATATAGTAAAATGTATAAAATATAAATACTGATAATAATGAAAACGAAAATGGATATTCTATCATTCTTTTTATGTATTTATTAAATCATATTAATCAATTTTATTAAACATTATTAAAATTTTAAATTTTTTCAAATCATGAATTCCTAAAAATTTAAATTTTGTTTTTTTTTTAAAATCTTCTAAATTAAAATTATTAGGAATTTTAAAACAAATCATTTTACAAAATTTTATTGCATCATTACATATTTTTGATGAATCAATATTATTTAAATTTAAATTTATAGATTTTTTTTTTTTATAATCACGACCATCCCAAGGTAAATCAAAATATATAATATCTTGTGTTGTATTTTCAATAACTTTTAAACAATCATTATTATATATTGAATAATTTTTATAATCTCTATAAAGTTGAAGATTATGAGATAAAAAATTATATCGTATTTTATCTAATTCTATCGCATTAACATATTTAAAATTTTTTATAAAACTAATAGAATCACCACCAATACAAGCACAAGCATCAGTAATAGTAAAAAGTTTCAAATCTTCTAAATATTTTTTAAAAATATTAATAATTTGATAAGAAAGATGATGAGGAGTTAAACTATATATAGAAGTTTTATCTAATTTAATATTTTTAATATCATTATAGTTTTTAAAATCATTTTTATCAATTAAATAAGTCAGATATTTCCAATCTAATGTATATGTTACATTATGTTTATTAAAATATGAATATCGAGTAAACATTTTTATATTATTATATATAAATAATAAATTTTATTTTCTTTGGGTAATTTATAAATAGACAACATGTTCCCAAATCAATTAAAAATCGCATTAAAAATTTCTATAGTTATTTTATTAAGTTCTTTTTTAGCTGGTAAAAATATTAATGATACTAAATTACAAGTAGATTTAATTTATACAATTTGTGGTTTTATCGTAGCTGATTTTGCTACACAAAAATTACAAAAACAAATTAATCAAATTGATGAAAAAATTGGTAAAAAAGTAGCTGGTGATATTATTGGACCATGTGCTATGTTTTTAACTAAAGCAATCTTAGCAAGAAAACCAATTAATAAAGCATATTTATTACAAATAGCATTTGTTATTATTGGATTTGGATGTTATAATGTATTTGCAGCAGAAAAATTAAATAAAGCAAAAATTGATCAAGATGTTAAAGATATTATTGCTGATATTGCTAAACCATTCATTATGTTAATGGTAAGTGGTTATTTACAATCTGGTAAAAATCCATTAAATGCAGATGCAATTAGAAATGCATTATTTACAGCAAATGGTTTCGTAGCAAACACAATTGTTGCAAAAGCAACTGGTATTTAAGGAAAAAGTCAATTAAAACTAAAAAAATATAATATTTTTATATCTTTTTATGTATGAATATTTTAGAGAAATATAAACCTAAAAATTTAAATGAAATTATTGGACAAGATTATATTATAGATTTTTTAAAAAAAACTATAGAAACAAAATATTATAATAATTATATTTTTTATGGTTTACCTGGATGTGGAAAAACATCTACCAGTTTTTTATATGTTCAAGAATTATATGGTAAAGATTATTATAATCATATTTTTGAAATAAATGCTTCTAATTTTAGAGGAATAAAAATATTTAAAAATGAAATAAATAACTTTATTTGTAATAATAATAATTTAAATAAAACAATTATTTTAGATGAAGCTGATAATATAACGATTGATGCTCAACATTATTTATTTCAATTAATTGAAAAATCTTTTAATTTAAAAAATAATGTTAATTTTATTATCATTTGTAATTATATTAATAAAATTAATTTAAAAATTATAAATAAATGTATTTTATTAAGATTTAAATTAATTTCTAATAATTATTTAAAAAAAAAAATAAATTTTGTTTTAGATAAAGAAAATATGAAAATAACAGAAAATAATAAAGAAATATTAATAAAAAAATCTAATCATGATTTTAGAAAATGTTTAAATAATTTAGAACTTATTTTCATTAATAATTTCAAAATAATAAATGATAATAAAATAAATGAAATTTTAAATATATTATTAACAGAAGATGAAATAGTTAATAAATATAATAGATTAATAAAAATAATAAATAATAATAATATCAATTTGATAATTTTAATAGAAAAATTAACCAAAGAATTAATAAAAAATAATTCGGAAAACTATACTAAAAAAGTTTTTTGTCATATTTTAATTAATTTATATCAATTACAAAAATCATTATATTCAGATTATAATTTAAAAATACAACTCTATTATTTAATAATTATATTTTAAAAAATAAAAAAAAAATCTTTTATAAATATATAAAAATCATAAAATGAGACCTATGAATAAACCAAAACAAATGCCTCCAAAACCTGCTGGCGTAGTAGCACCTCCACCACAACCTAAAAAACCAGCTCAACCACCTTTATCAGGTTTTATTGCTGTTATTAGTATTGAAAATGGTGGTGTCAATGTACATCCAAAAATGCCACAAAAACCAGCATCAAATTTTTATGCTTTAAGTTTTGATAAACAATATCGTATTGATTTAGATGAAGAAGAAATTCGAGAAATGAATAGTAAAAAAGTAAAACCATTTAATACAAGAGAACCACAAAAAAAAGGATGGTTTAGTAAACCAAAACCAGTACAAACATCAGTAAATAAATTATTTGTAAACGAACAATATCATAAAGATTTAGCAGAAATTGAATTTGTTTCATTTCATCAATCTTTACAACAAGCAAGAGCTTTACCAAAAAATTCAGAAGCAAATGAAGTATATATTGAAGCAAGAACCTCAAATAATAAAAGAGCATTAATGAAAGGAGCCGGAAAATTCGGTTTAGCCTTAAATATGATTAAAAAACAAGCAGCAAAAATTGGTAATGCACTTAAAGGTCCAGCAAAAGAAATGGCTAAAGATGAAATTAAAAATAAATTACATGGTGGTTTCCCAGATCTTATTGGTGATGCCAAGAAATTAGTCAAATATAGTTTATATTTACCAGCAAATGGTTATAAAGCAATTCAAAATAAAGCAAAAGCAATTTATAAAGAAATTAAAGGAGGTGATCCCAAAAAAGCTAAAAAATGTTGTGATGATATTCAAAAACAATGTGCAAAAAAATGTAATAAACAAAAAGGTGGCGGATGTGGATGCAAAGGTAAATGTCATTGTAAAAAACCAGGACAATGTGGTGGAGGAAAAGAATTTAATATTTATTCTAAAGCAAACCAAGATTTTGGAAAAGAATTAAAAAAACAATATAATAAAAAAGCAAATCCATTAAAAGCACAAATCCAAAAAATTCAAAAATTTAAAAAACAACTTCAAAAATTACCAGCAAAAGATTTTGATAATAAATTAAAATCAAAAAAACATATGTCTAATTCACAAAAGAAAAAAGAAATGATTGATAGACAAGATAAAAAAATTGCAGATAAAAAACGAGCAATTAAAGATCATGAACAAAAAATTTATGGTCCATTCCGTCCTAAAGGTGGATGTGGTTGTAAAAATAAAAAACAAAAAGGAGGCAATGGAGGTCCCCGATTATTACAACAATTAAAAGCCCTCGACCCTACGACTTCAAAGAATGATTATTTTTCACGCGGACGATGGAACATAGAGGAAATGTTGGATGATTTAAGGGTCCTACAAAATCGATCAATACAGAATAAAAAGGGTAAAAAATTATTCGATCAATTAAGAGCCATCGACCCTACGGCTTCAAGTAATGATTATTTCAAATACGGACAATGGAACATAGAGGATATATTGGATGATACAAGGATCATACAAAATCGATTAAAATAAACATAGGATCATTCTAAGTTATATTTTAAATTAAAATAAATATATTTAGTAATTATATAATTTCTAAATATGAATCTCGATTTTGATATTTTTGAGGAATTTGAAAGTAATATATTCCAAAGATTTTCTAGTATTATTCTTTTTGTTTATTTATATTATTCTTTATCATATTACTTTATAACTGAAGATAAAATTAATAAACCACATATATTTTTTATTTTAATTTTAATAATATTACATTTAATACATATTATTTGTTTAAAAATTTTACATAAAAATGAATTAGTAACATATTCTTGGATCTTAGCAATGGCTCCATTAGTTTTATATTTATTATATACCAAATATAAAGAACGAGTTTTAATTAATCAAAAAAAGAAAGAACAACAAATGATGCAAAAATTAAGAAATCAAATGAATTTACCTGACGGACAACCTTTTATGAGAAATGCTAATCCACAAATGCCAAATAAACCACCACAACAACAATTTGGCCAACAAAATCCTAATCAACAACCTATTATGCCTCAACAACAACCCAGACCCGTTCTACCTATGGTTAATCGATTAGATGAAAGTCGTAATTTAGAAAATTTACAACAAAATAGAGCTAGTCGAATGAATTTAAATCAACAACAAAATCCTAATCAATTATCTGAAAGAATTGATCAACCAACTCAATTAATGGGTATGGATCCTTATTTTAATGGAATATCTAATTTTTAAAAAAAAAATATTAAATTTATATTATTATTTAAAATTACAATATAAATTTATTTCTTTACAATTCGTTTTAAACCTGATTTGAGTTTTTTATCAGAATATTTAAATCCTTTATTTAATCTTCCTGTTTTTTGATTAATTCCTTTATGTTTTCTTATCTTTTTTTTCTTACCACCTCCTTTTTTAAATATCTCATTATATATTTTTTGAGCATCTTCTTCGTTATCTACATATTTATCAAGAAACTGCATTTGTTTCTGATCTTTTTGGTTTGGTAAAAACATTGCTGTATATAATATTACTTGGATATCAGCCATCTTATGTTCTTTATGTAATTGTTTTTCTATTTTTTTTAAATTCATTTTTAGAATTGCTTTTTTATCATCTTCTTCTATAGCTTCGTATATTTCATTAAAACCATATTCATCATTATAATCAAATGTTTCTGTTCCTTGATCTCCTCTTGAAAATGCTTCACCAAAATGATCACTCATATCTTCATCTGTTTTTTTAATATTTGCTGGTTTAAACATTTCTTCTATCTCTTTTTTATTTTGTGATAATCCAAAATCAATTAATCTATATCTATTTTCTTCTTTAGAATATACCATATTTCTTTCTGCCATATCTTTATGATATATACCGGCTTTATGTAATAAAATTATTGCTTTTAACATTTGTTTTAAAAATACATTTTTGGTATGATCAATACTTTGGGATGGAAAATTTGGTTTACCTTGTTGTAATAATGCTCTTCCAAAGTTTTTCATTATGATATTTGTATTGAATTTTTTTGAAGAAGAAGCACAAGATGTTTCTAATGATGCTAAATATTTTTGTTCTGGATCAACCTTTTTAATCATTTTTAATTGTTTTATTTCATGTGTAGCCCATGTTTCTGATTTCATCATTTTAGAAATATAATTTTTTCTTTTTTTAAAATTAGGACAAGAATAATTAGGAGCATATATTTTACCAAATGTACCTTCTGCAATCTTTTTACTTCTATCTTTCCATTGTTTATACAAATTCATTATTTTATATAGTATTATATTAATAAAATATTTATTTATTATATAATTATAATAATTTATAATGAATAAAATTAATTTTAATCCTGAATTATGGGGAAATCACGGATGGGTTTTTCTACAACATGTAGCATTATCTTATCCTAATCAACCAACTAAAGAAATAAAACAAAATTATAAAGATTTTTATTATTCAGTCAAAAATATATTACCTTGTGAAACATGTGCTTTGAATTATTTAGATCATATTCAAAATATACCAATTGATAATTATTTAAAAAATAGAAATACTTTATTTAGTTGGATTATTAAAATACATAATGAAGTTAATAAAATTACTAATAAAAAAATGTTAAATGAAAATAAAATAAAACAACATTATTTAAATCAAAATAAACCAAGTTTTTATATTAATCCAAAAATAAAAATAATTGCTGCTATTTCTTGTAGTATTTTAATTTTATATTTAATAAAAAAAATATTAAAAATAAAAATAAAAATATCTTATAAAAAATAATTCAAGATGATATATCTAAATCTAAATCTAAAGTTTTAAATAATTTTTCTAAAGAAAAAGTATTTTTTAAATTTTCTACTACTCTATTAAATTTTTTATTTAAAAATTTAAAATATCTTTTATTCTCATTTATTGATCTTTTACATAATGGGCATTCTATTACATTATATTTCACACATTCCATATAACATTTTAGATGAAGTGTATGATCACATTGTAATATAACTTTGCCCTTTTTACCTACATTACTTAAGCATATAGGACAAATCTTATTCATACAATTCTATTGTATATAATATATTTGGTTAATTATTTTTAAATAAAATTTAAATGAAAAATAAATAAAAACATGACTAAAAACAATTTAAAAAAAAATTTTAAAAATTTTGAAAAATCAGTTGATAAAATGTTTATTGATATTTTAAAAGATATTTCAATTAGACACAATATAAGTATTGATGATTTGAAAAAACATTATCCAAATAATTTTATTGATCATTATGAACTTACAATGAAAAAAAAAGTAGTTGTTGAAGAAATTTAAATATCCAATAAATATTCAGATTCTGGATTATTATTGTAAAATTCTTCTAAATTACCACCGGATGAAAAAACACCTATGATTTCTTGATTAGTATTAATCGTTGCATAATTTAATGGTTGTAAAGTAAAATGATTATAATAAACTTCATTTGTTTTAGGTATTTCATCTTGAGTTATTTTTTTTTTAAAAAATATTGATTGTTCTTCTTTCATTTTTTCAAATTCTCTTTTTTTTATTTCATCAGTAATATAATAAACATATTTTTTTAATCTATAATCTTTATATTCATCTATTAATGATAATATTTTTAATATTTCTTTTTGATGATTGTATTCTAAAAATATTTGAAAGAGATCATCTGGGAATTTTATCATTTTATTTTATTAATATAATATATTTAGTTTAAAATAGATTATATTATCTATTTTAAACTAATATGAAAACTCCTAATTCTGTTATTGTTCTAAATTTATTTTCTAATTATATATTTTTACTTTTTTTATTAAGTTTTTTTTTTGTTATCTTTTGTTTTTTAGTTAATTGTATAAAATTTTGTATAAAAAAAATTTCTTAAATATATATATAATATATAAAATGTGTGATATTAATAGAAATAATAAAAAAGCAAAAAAAACAACTAAAAGAAATTATCCTAAATTACCAGAAAAAACTCTTGAAGAATGTATGTCTAGATATACATTAGTTAAAAAAAATAAATCTGGTAAACCATCCCTAAAAGAAACAGCCGCATATAAAGCACTATCTCCTTTTGGTACTTATCAAAATGCTAATGGTAAATATAATTATGGTAATAAATCATATTTAAGAAAAGCAGATTTATGCAAAGTTTTAATGAATCCTTCTTCATATTTTGAAAAAAATATTAAAGAATGTAAAAAAGATAAAAAATATCATAGAAAAAGACCAGCAAATAAAAAAAATAGAGTTAGACCAACACGAAAAGGTTTATGTCCTCCAAAAAGAAAACCAAAAAATGATAATTGTCCTAATGATATTAGTCCACAACATGTTCACAAGAGAGGTACTACGACTGATGTACCATGTTGTTATAAAAACCCAAAAAAAGATAAAAAAGCTAAAAAACCAAAAAAAGCTAAAAAACCAAAAAAATTAACAAAATTACAACAAATAATTAAAGATAGAGCAGAAAGAGCAAAAAAAAGAAAACAACAAGAACAAGATTCACCTGGATCTCCATACTCACCCGATAGTGCGTGGGAAGACAATTATTCTCCAGATTTTGATTTATAAAATAAAAATAAATAAATAAAATTGATAAACTATTTATTATAAGATTTCTAATAATATAATAAATATGACTAATAATAATATGAATACTTTAAGTCTTTTAGACCAAGAATTTAAAACAACTGATGAAAATGTACTTAAGGAATTTCAAATGTATCCATATGAATTAGACGATTTTCAAAAACATAGTATTGAAAAAACATTAAAAGGGGATAATTGTTTGATTACAGCTTCAACTGGATGTGGTAAAACTGCATGTGCTGAATTCGCGATGATAAATGCTTGGAGAAAAGGTAAAAAAACAATTTATACAACTCCAATTAAATCATTATCAAATCAAAAATTTTATGAATTTAAAAAGAAATTCAAAGATATATCATTTGCTATAATGACCGGTGACATAAAATATAATGCAAATGATGCAGATGTTATTATTATGACAACTGAAATTTTAAGAAATTTATTATATAAAAAACAATATGATGATTCAAAAATCGATTATAAATTAGATTTAAATATTGATTTAAAAAGAGATGTTGGTTGTGTTATTTTTGATGAAGCCCACTATTTAAATGATAAAGATCGCGGAAAGGTATGGGAAGAATGTTTCGTATTATTACCAAAATCTATTAATTTAGTATTATTATCGGCAACAATGAATAATGCATCCGAGATTGCATTATGGTTACAAAAAATTAAAGAAACACCTTGTCATTTAATTCCAAAAAAAGAAAGAGTTATTCCATTAAATCATTATATCTATTATACATCAAAATATCCAAAAAAAGTAAAAGATCAAGAATTTTGTAAATTACATAATAAGAATTCTAATAAATTAGTTCATATTTTGGATAATAATAGAAATTTCAATGAATTAAATTATCAAAAGATAAAAACATTAAAAACCCAAGATTATAAATATTATAATTCATATAATAATAAAATCATTGTGATTCAAAAATTAGTACATTTATTAGAAAAGAAAAAATTATTACCATGTTTATTTTTTGTATTTTCGAGAAAAAAATGTTTAACATTAGCAAAATGTATTGAACAATCATTAATAACACCGGAACAAGTTACAGAAATTAAAAAAATTATTAATTGGAATATTCATAAATTAGATTATCCAAAAATGTATTTAGAATCAGAAGAATTTCAAGAAATTGAGAAATTATTATTTAAAGGTATTGCAATTCATCATTCTGGATTAAGACCTGTATTTAAAGAAATCATTGAAATTTTATATTCCAAAGGTTTAATTAAAGTATTATTTGCCACAGAAACATTTGCAGTTGGTGTAAATATGCCAACAAAAACAGTAATATTTACAAGTTTACAAAAATATTCGGATAGTGGATTTAGATATTTAAATACGAGTGAATATTTACAAATGTCTGGGAGAGCAGGAAGAAGAGGGATTGATACAATTGGTACAGTAATTTTAATGGCTAATTTATTTAAATTACCAGAACCAACATTATTAAGATCAACAATGTGTGGAAATAGTAATAATATTATATCAAAATTTGATTTAAGTTACAAATTCATCTTAAAAATCTTATTAAATAATGAATATGATTTTAATAATTTTTTACAAAATACTTTAATGTTTCGGCAAAATAATAATGATAGTGAAAGAATAAAAAGACGATATGAAGAAGGGACCGAATATATAGAAAGATTACCAAAATTAAAGAGACCGAAAGACGATTATGATAATTATTATAATTTACAAAATAAAAATCAATTAACAAAAAATGAAAAAAAATATATTAAAAAACGAGAAAAAGAAGAATATCAAGAAGAATATAAAAATTATTTAGAACAATATGAAATAAATAATGAATTAAAATATTTAAAAGAATCAATGGATAATATTGATTATAATAATGTAATATATCAATCATTGAATAAAGTAATGAAATATTTACAAAATAATAATTATATTGAAGATGTCTCGGTGAAAGATATTACAAATGAGAATGTAAAAATCAAAGGGATAATTGCGAGTCAAATCAATGAATGTAATGAAATATTATTAACAGAATTGTTGGTAAATAATTATTTTGATGATTTAGATGATGGAGAAATCTGTGGAGTATTATCATTATTTTCGAATACATCATGTTTAAATGAAGATATGAAAGTGAGAGATGTATCAGTATTAGATATTGAAGATAAATTAAAAAATAAAATTAAAAAAATCGAAGAATTAAATAATAAATTATCAAAAGATGAAGAAACATTACAAATTTTCATCAATACAAAATGGGATCTTAATTTAGATATGATTGAATATTGTTATAAATGGTGTAAAGGATATAAATACGAAGAATTATATTTTGATAATTATAGTGGTAATTTTATCAAAGATATATTAAAATTAGATAATTTGATATGTACATTAGAAGTTTTATGTACAATTTTAGAAAAATATGATCTATATAATAAATTAAATGAAATTCATAGTAAAATATTAAGAGATATAGTTAATAATGAATCATTGTATATTAAATTATAAAATTTACTAAAATATAAAAAATATAAAAATATAAATGACTAAATATTATTCTCAGTTAGGACAAGATAAATTATTAAATGAAAAATATTTTAAAAATCAAAAAAATGGAATTTTTTGTGAAGTCGGAGCATATGATGGTATAACAATGTCGAATACATATTTTTTTGAGAAACATTTAAATTGGACAGGAATTTGTATCGAACCACGACCAGATTTATTTGAAAAAGTAAAAAAAAATAGAAAATGTATAAAAATATTTGGAGGAGCATATTCATCAGAGACAGAATTAGATTTTAATATGTGTGGAAGAGAAGGATTATCAGGTTTAGTAAAAGATTATGATCAATCACATATTCATAGAATTAATAGAGAATGTGCGGAACATAAAGTAATAAATAAAATTATAAAAACGAAATTATATAAATTAGAAACAATATTTGATATGAATAATATTACAGTTATGGATTTTATAACAATTGATACGGAAGGAAGTGAATATGAAGTATTAAAAGGAATAAATTTCAAAAAAGTTCATATTAATATCATTTGTATAGAAGATAATTATCCAGGAACAGAAAAATCAAAAAAAATAGTAGAACATTTAAAAAATAATAATTATATATTAAAACATCGTTTATATCAAGATTTTATATATGAACATAAAAATTTGAAATTTAGTTGGGAAAAATAAATTAAAATTTATAAAAAAAAATAATAAAAAATGATAACATTTTTTATTATTGGTTTAAGTTTAATATTTTTTTATATGATGATTGTCCTTTGTTTTTTAAAAACATGGTGTAAATATCTACGGAATCAATGTAGACATAGAGATCATAGAGATTATATCGAATTTAATAATAATATGATGCATATACTTGAATTTTATGATTAAGTAAAATGAGTTGTATCTAAAATAATACATTTCTTGCATTTATCTTCTAATCTTTCATTAGCTATTTCTAAATATTTCATTCTATCATATAAATTATTAAAACTTTGTTGATTTCTTATATCTCTTGTATGTAAATCTTTATTTTCCCCTTCTAAATATACAACTTTATTTATTAAAATTTCTACTCTATTTTCTAATTTATTAATTCTTATCTTATCTCGTCTAATTTTCTTCTTATTCCTAATATTTTTTTTATTAGTTGGTTTAATTGGTTTAATAAAAACTTTATTTCCAAATAATTTTGGAAAAAAATTTTCAAAAAAAGTCGTCATAATTTTAATATATCAATAAATCATTTTTAATTATTAATTTTCCATTTAATATTAGATGTATCAATATTATTAATATTTTTTTTTTCAGTATTATTAATACTAGTTTTATTAACAGTTTGATAATTTAAACTAACTTTTTTAGTTATTTTAAAAAATAATAAGAAGATAGAGAAAATAAATAAAGCGATTGTAAATTTTACAATAGTATCCATAATAATATATAAATAAAATATATATTTATAATATAATATTAATAATGGCATTTAATCCAATGGATATTTTATGGGGATTATGGCAATTTATAAAAGATTTATGGATGATTTTTACAAATTTAGATAAAATGGCTCAATTTACTAATTTTTCATTATTTTTAATTATTGCACCATATTTAGTAAAACTTATACCATTTCCATTTCAATATATGATGGCTAAAATGAAAGAAAAAAAGAATAAAGCTGCATTTGCAAAAAATTTAGCAGCATTTGATCAAAAAATAAATAGTCAAATAGATTCAGGAGCAAAAATAGAAATAAATGAAGAACAATATGGATATTTACCACAAGCAACAAAAGATAAATTAAAAAATATGAAAAAAGGAGGAGCAGGAATGCTATCAGTATTTATGAGTTCACCAGGAATAATGGAATATATTCAAACAATATTCTTTATAATATTTATATATTATTGGGAAAGAAGTGGAAAATGTAGTGAAGCAACAGATAAAAAGAGAAAAGAAAATGAAAATATCATTAAAGAGAAAGAAAAAATAACAGGAGATTTAAAAATTGGGAAAAAACAAAGAGATGAAGCTCAATCAAAAATTGATAATGCTAAAAAAACAATTAATAATTTAGGACTCGGTTATTCATTTACACAATTATTTTGGGATGGTTTATATACATCAATTATTCCAATGATATTTTATTTTGGTTATTATACATTCTTAATGTTTGTACCATTTGTAGGAATAGCATTAAAAATTGTTCAAATGATTCCAATAATAAATAAAATATTTGGAGGAACATTAATATATTTCTTTTATAATATAATGAGAAATTTCCGAGAAGTAACAAAAAGAAGTAAATGTAATTAAATAAAGTGTTTTTGTAAATAAAAATTTAAATTATTAAAAGTTAAAATATCTTTTTTATTTAAATTAAATAATTTTTCAATTTTTTCATCAAAAAAAATTCTATTTTTAATTATTAAAATTTTATTATCATTTAAAAAATCAAAAAACATATTATATATTTCATTAAAATTATATTTATTATTATTTGTAATATTTAAAAATATTTTAAATTCATCAGAAATATTAATATTATTTATAAAAAAATTATTTTTTTCTAGAAAAAATTTATTTTTTGTTTTATGTAATTTTATAATATTTTCAATATTTTCAAATATCATTTCTTCTTTTTTTTTTATATCTTTATTTATATTAATTAAAATATCAAATTCTTCATCTATTTGATTATTAAAATGCTCCATCTGTATATTAAATAATAAAATAATATTTATAACGATTTAAATATTATTATATAAATAAATTAAAGGTAATAATATAAAAATAATATATTATATAACGATGCCTCGAGTTAAAAAATTATTTGTTATAGAAAAAAAGAAGAAAAATAATAATAATCAATTAATTATGTTATACCAATCATTAATTGAGTCTAAATCTTCTTATATTGATAAATTTTTAAAAATAATAATAGAAAATAAAATAAAAATAATAATAATCGAATATTTTATAACAAATTATTCAAAAAAACATGAAATAATAATAAAAAGATCACCTAACGATTTTTTTTATATAAATGATGAATACAAAAATCAATTAAAATCATTTAATAAAAAATTTTTTGATCCTTATAAAAGAAATAATAAGTTTGAATTAGAACATAATAAACAGATTATTATAACAACGGTGGGACAAATGAATTTTTTTAAATGGGCAATCGAAAATAAAATTATTGATTATATTGAAGAACATTATAAAGAGATAATCAAAGAATATGCTAAATTTAAATAATTTGGATATTTTTAATATAATTTACAATACTATTCACATTATTATGAATAATATTATAATAATCTTTATTAGTATTAAAAGTAATATATTCTAAAAAGATAAAATCGTCTAACGGATGTTCTTTATTGTAAGCACAATATTTAATTATTTCATTATTTCTAATTTCTTTAGATAATAAATTTAATATACCATAATCTCCTTTATCAATTTTTAAAATTGTCTTCTTGTCATTTTTATTAGGAATTAGTTCAATTTTTTTATTTAAAAAATTCTCAATTTCATATATTAATAATGATAAACCTTTTTTTATAAAGTTTTCTTGATTAAAAAAAAATTCAATATTAAAACTATAAATAGGTTTATTATTATAATAAGCTTCTTTTATAATATAATCATCTTTATCTAATTCAATTAGAGGATTAATATTATCTCTTAAATTACTAGTAAAACCATAGATTTCATAATTTTTAATTGTTTCAAATTTATCTAAATCTGATTTATAAAATTTTAAATTTGATAATTTATTGCCTAAATTTATTTTATTTTTTAAATAAATTACTTTAATTATTTTGAAATAACAAATAGAAAATGGTCTATAATTTGTTAATTTATTCCCTGAATATTTTGAAGAATTCATTTTCATATGAATTTTTTCTTTCGGTTTTAATTGAATAATTAAAATATTTTTTATAATTTTACCTTCTCCTTTTAATATTTTTATATCATCTGAAAATACATCAAGGGGTTTTTCTGTTGTATTTTTTATAATTAATTCACAAGTCAAATTATATATCGATTTAATAGGTATTAAAGATATTCGATGTCTTAAAATTTCATTATTCATTAATGTATTATTTTCTACTATAGCAATATCTTTTTGATTAAAACAACTACCAATAGATTTAGAATATAATATTCTTCTTAATCCATTAATATAATGAGTATCTATATCAAAAGTAATATATTCATGTTCTAAATCATCAATATGTAATTTTTTAATCATTGTTTTGAATTATTCATAATTTCAATTTTAATAGTTAATTAAAATTGAAACATTATATATTAACAAAATGAAAAAAGGAGTAGTATGTAATTATTGTGGTATCGTTCAAAATCATTGTAACATAAAAAATGATATTTTAGAATCATTAGATATATTTTTAATACCTGATCTTAGTAATATCGTTATTAAATATTTAGAATGTAATAATTTAGAATGTAATAATATTCTTCATAAAAATTTATGTTGTGATTATATGTGTGACTGCGAAGATTATAATTGTTCTCATTTTGTTAGAGAATGTAGTTTAGTAGATTTACTATTAAATAGATTGGTATGTCTTTAAAAAATAAAATTTATTTGTTAATTTTATAATAAAATGACTAAAAAAATTACAGAATTTTCTAATAATCATTATACTTATATTAATCAAATATTTGGCGATTTAACAGTAAGAGATATTATTACAGAATTATGGACCAATAAAAATGATTGGAAATTAGTAGCAGAAAAAGCTGGAAATGAATTTGAAAACGGTTTTCATCATGTTTTAGAAAGAAAAAATAATGGAAAAAAAATAAAATGGTGTAGTGTAGAAAAAGGATATCAAAATATGGATGTTAATATAAATGATACATTATGTCAATCTTATACTTTATTAAAATATAGAGCTATTCCAATAGATAAAAAAAATTCTGAAAAAAATCAAAAGAAAATGATTAAATTATATAGAACAATAATGAAAAAACCACATTTTCAAAAAGAAATTAAACAACTTATTGAAAATAAAGATAATAAAAATCTTTATTCTATTTATTATGAAAAAAATAAAAAATTATATTCTCGAAATATGCCCATGAATTATAATAATATTATGAAAAATATTAATAAAACTTTAAATAATTGGGAAAAATATGGTTATCGTTTTTTTATAAAAGAAGGAAAATAACTTTAAAATAATTTATTATATTTTACTAAAAGAGTCATATATTCATCAAAATTTTTTCCATTAAAACTTACTAATTTTCTATAAAATAAATTTTCATCATCATTTTCTTGAATTAAAATTTGAAATTCTGTTAATTCATTAATAAAATCTTTCATTAATTCATCATCTCCTTTTCCAGATTTTCCATTTGTATATTTAACAAATTTTCCATAAATTTTTTTTTTTACAATAGAAATAAGTAATTGTCGAGTTGTAGCTTCTTTTACCATTTGGTGTGATATATATATTTAAAAGTAAATATTTAATACATTTAATTATTTATTTAATTTTCTTTTTCACCAGCTGTTTCACCAGCTGTAGTAGTATCATATTTTGTAATATTATCACTTTGAATATTGATTACAATATAATCATCTTCAATATTAACTTTTTTTATTTCTCTTTTTTTTAGTATCCATTTTAAAAATCTATATACATATAACAAATATGTATAATTATCATAATATCTCGCGATTAAAAAAATAATATATATAGAGTTGTATAAATCCATATTAAAAATAAAATATATTAATATATATTCAATGGAGAAAAAAAAAATATCGAAAAATGTAAATTTAGATCGCCAATACTTTAATATAAATACTAGGGGGACATTTAATGAAAAAAATAATAAAAAATTCAATGAAATATATAGTCAAAAAAATAATCCTCATTATTTAGATAGAAATAAATTTTCAGAAAATATTCTTCAAATTGAAAAAAAAGATGAAAAAATAAATGATATGAGATTTGCTGAATATCAAACTATTAATAAAGATATGCAAAATGTTGATAGAATTAATTCTTTTTTAATTAATAAAGAAAAAAAACAAAATAATTCTCAATTTGATAGATTAATTCCTAATAAAACTAAAGAAAATATTATTTTTATTCCAGAAGATACCACAAATAATAAAAATTTTTTTTTTAAAAATAATAAAAATAATAAAAAAATAAATTTAGATAAATTTAATCCTAATATTGATTATTCTAAATTTTTAAATTAATTTTTCTAATTCTTCATCTAAAGCAAATATTAATGGTTGTAATATATCTTGTAAATAAAATCCAAATGTTTCAATTGATTGTAATAATGTTTTATAATCATCTATTTTACCTTTTTTAGTAATTGATTTAGTTTCGCCAAAATCAATAATTCTTACCCCAATAACTTTATTAACTTTATTATATATAATAAATACATTAGATGCAGTTAAATCATTATGATGATAACCTAATTCATGCATTTTTTTAATTTTCATTACTAAATCCTTTACCCAATAATCATCATCTTCTATAAATACTCCTTCTTCTTGTATATAATCATTTAAATCTAAACCATTTAATTTTTCCATAATCATAAAATTACCTTTTAATTTAATTTCTTTATTATTTAATGATATTTTTTTAGTTTCATTAAATGTTTTTGTTTTTATAATTTTTACTATATTTGGTCCAATTATATTACTCAATTTTTTACTAATCTTTATTTCTTTCTCAGATACTGGATGTTTAGTTAAAAAATTTTCATTTGTTTCATATATTTCTCCATTATTACCAGTTCCAATAATTTTATCGAAATCGATTTCATATTCATACATTATATATTAAAATTATATATATATTAAATATTATATAAATATATAAAAAAATAAATGTCTACATTTTTCACTTTAGAAGATTCAATTCATATTGCGAATGATGGTAATGTTGGTATTGGTGTAACTAATCCTTCTAAAAAATTCGAAGTTGTAGGTGATATTGATGCTACAACAGATTATAATATTAATGGAACACAAGTTTTATCTTCTACTACTTTAGGAAGTTCAGTAGTTAATTCTTCTTTAACTAGTGTAGGTACATTATCTTCTGTATCTGTCAGTGGACATACTAGTTTACAATCTTGTACTCTTGAAAGAGCAAATGATTCAACAGAAGGTGGAGAAATTAATTTAAAAATGAGTGATAATTCTAATACTTGGAATATTGATTGTTATGGTGCTTCAACTGCTCAACAAGATTTAAGATTATTTTCAAGTGCTTCTGGTAATAAAGTAAAAATACAATCTGATTTAGAAGTAACTGGAAGTATGACTCAAGGCGCTACGCTTTTAAAAGGTGATATTATTCCAGATACTGATAATGCTTATGATATTGGTTCAGCAACATATAAAATTCGTGATATGTATGTATCCGATAATTCTTTATGGGTTGGTGATAATCATAAAGTTTCTATTTCTGGAGGTAAAATGAAATTCAGAAAAAGAAAAACAGCAAGTGTTCCTGCTGCTATTCTTGCTGCTAATGGTAATGCTAGTGGTGCTCTTTCTCATTCAGGTAAAGGTTCTATAAGTCAATTGAAATTAAGACATTGGAAAGCATATATGAGAACTTTAGCTGATCAATCTGGTGCTACAATTCAAGATATTTTTAGAGATAATACCGATGATTATGAAGAAGAAGCCGGTGTAGATAATTGGTTAGAAAGTGGTTCAAAAACTTATAATATGCTTGGTAATGTAGGTATTGGTACTTCTGATCCAGCAGCTTTATTACATCTTCATCATATACCTGAAGCAAGTGCAGGTTTAAAAGAATTAATGAGACTTTCTTGGGATGATGGTAATTATGATACTTTAAAAGGAGATGGTTCAAAAATTTCTTTTAATACTTCTAATACTGATAATTTTCCAGGTGGCGAAGAAGGAGGTTATTTAGGTGTTATGAAAGCAAATGCTGTTGAAGCAAATACAGAATGTGATTTTTCTGTAGGACTTAATAATGGAACAAGTGTTGTAGAAAGATTAAGAATTTTAAGTACTGGTCAAGTAGGTCTTGGTAAAGTTCCAAGTACAGATTATAAATTAGATATATCTGGTGATATTAACTTTACAGGTTCATTATATCAAAATGGTAGTGCTTTCTCAAGTGGTTCATCAGTATGGAGTGAAGCATCAGGTGAAGCTTATTATATGGGACATGTTGGTATTGGAACAGATAATCCATCTCAGGAGTTACATATAAATGCAGTAACAGCTGGGATTTTACATGTAAGCACAGGGTCTGCTGGACCTTATTTTGGTCTACAAAATAGTTTAGGAACTTCAGAGATCTTAATGAATGGAACTTCTCTGGCATTTGAAGTTCCTAACAATACAGAAAGAATGAGGATAACTGAGAATGGTAATGTTGGTATTGGAACTAATAATCCATTAGCAAAACTTGTTGTTCAAGGAAATGCAACTAATACTAGTCAACCAACAGGTATTAGAGATGGAAATGTTCAAGATACCCATACTGGTTTATTTTTATGTTCAAGTGGAAATGCTGTAAATGAGAAATATGGTATGCAATTTGGTGGTTGGACAGGTTGGGGTCATTCAGGTATTTTTGGTTGTATGGATAATGGTGGTGGTGAATCAACTGGAGATATGACTTTTGATTTTAGAGCAACTACAACATCTACTGAATTAACAGAAAGAATGAGAATAACACACGAAGGTAATGTTGGTATTGGTACAACTACACCAGTGTGCAATTTAGAATTATATCAAAGTGGTGCAAATTGTGATTTTGCTGTTACAAGGGGAACAGATACACAACTTAAATTAAAAGCACAAGTTGATAAAGTAAGAATGACATATGAAGGTGGTAATTTATATTTTGATAGAGATGAAAGTGCAACTAATACAATGACTTTAGATACTTCTGGAAATGTTGGTATTGGGACTACTTCTCCAAGTGGAAAATTAAATATATCTGGATCTGTTACTAATACAACTTCCTATTCAAATTCTAGTCCTTTATTACGCCTTACCCAAACAAATGGTAACACTCCATGGGATTGGGCAAGTATTGTTATGGAAACTGGAGGTTATAGTCATACAATTGGAATGAGTTTAAATACATTTCAAATTAAAGCCAAAGGAGATACTATTTATGGTAATATTGAATTCATAGTAGGTACTGGAGAAACTACTGCAATGACCATAGGTCATACTGGTAATGTCAATATTTACGGTGATATCAACTTTACAGGTACAATGTACAAAAATGGATCTGAATATGGTTCTGGTGGTGGCGGTGGCGGAAGTGGTTTTACAAAATTGACTGAAACTATGACAGGAACTTATGGTTCAGTTCAAACTACTGGAAGTGGTGGTTCAGGTAATGGAAATTGGGAAGGTTATAGTATTAATGGTCGTTATGTTTTTATGAGTGAGAATGATAGTAATGTAGGATTATATAATGATGTAGATAATAAATGGATTATGTATTATAAGAGAGATAGTGCAACAACTGGTAATTTAAGATTTTATGCTGGTGGCAATGAAAAAATGAGACTTTTACATAATGGTAATCTAGGTATAGGTACTACTACACCTGATGGAGTAAAATTAGATTGTAGAGGTAAAGCAAGATTTGATAGTGGACAAACTGCTGCCCCATCAAACGCAACTTATGGTGGTACTGGTTGTAGAATTATTTTATGGCCTGGTAGTTCAAGTAGTACACCATATGGATTTGGTATAAATGGTTCAACATTATGGTATTCATGTCCATCAACTGCTGCTCATAGATTTTATGTAGGTACATCTGAAAAAGTAACAATTAAAGGTAATAATATGGGTATTGGACAAAGTAATCCGGGTTTTCCTTTAGAAATTAAAGCATCTGCACCCGTATTAGCTTTAAAAGATAGTAGAACTAATAGTAATGCTACAGCTAATGCTTCTTATGGAGCACTTCAATTTAGAACATCTAAACAGGGTGGTCGTTTAATGGCTCAAATCCAATGTTATGCAACAGAAGGAAATAGTCATTATAATGGTGGAATGAAATTTTATACATATTATCAAGGAACAGCAAGAAAAATCCTTGATATGAGAGGAGATTGGATGGGCATTGGTCTTCCAGAAGGAACTAATCCTGGATCAAGATTACATGTAAAACAAATTGCAGATGATAATGGCGGTGATTGGGGTCATAATAATCAAGCAGGTATATTACTAGAAAGAGCTGGTAATACAAATAAATGGGGTATTGGTATTAATACTTATAATGATTTAGCATTTTGTTATAATAAATTAGCAAGAGGTTGGATAAATGATAGTGGTGGTAATCCTAATTTCAATTTTACAGGTCAACACAGAACACAAATGGAAGAAAATAATGAAGAAACACTAAGTAATATCACAGATTATGTTGGTCTTATTGTATCATCAACAGGAACATATATTCAACAAGTATTAGGGGATTATATTATTGCAGGAATTGATATTAATGAAGCTTTACCAAAAATAAAACTCACGAATCAAACAAAAGATAAATGTGTTTTTGGAGTAGTAAGTAGAGGTGAAGATTTAAATTCAGTTGATCCAAGAAGAATTTATCAATCAGGTATTTTCTTTTCAGCATATGATAAACAATCTGGTGATGAAAGAGTAATTGTTAATAGTGTTGGTGAAGGTGGTATTTGGGTATGTGATGTAAATGGTGCATTAGAAAATGGTGATTTTATTACAACAACAGAATTAGCTCCTGGTTATGGTGTAAAACAAGACGATGATTTATTACATAATTATACAGTTGCAAAGATTACACAAAATGAAGATTTTAGTGATATGACAAATGGTAAAGAATTAGATGGTATTAAATGTAAATTTGTAGGTTGTACTTATCATTGTGGTTAAATAGGTAAAAAATATTAGAAAGTTATAAATTTATAATTAAATTGTAAATTTATAATGTTTAAATATATTATTTTTTTAAGTTGTAAATTTAGTATTAACATTCATAGCAGCAATTTCCATAAATAATAATTTAGTAGCATATGGTAAATTAATTTTAGAAAAATCATTTTTATTATCACATTTTAAACAATTATAAATATCATCATTAACATTAGCGATAATACCACATTTATTACAAATATGAACTTGAAATTTATCAGAGCATTCAAATGTTTTTTCTTTTAAGAAATAAGAAGCACCGTGAGATAAAATACAATCAGTTTCCATTTCACCTAATCTTAAACCACCATCGCGAGATCTTCCTTCTGCTGGTTGTCTGGTTAAGATTTGAATAGGTCCTCGAGCCCGAGCATGAATTTTATCTTTAACCATATGTTTTAATCTTTGATAAAAAGTAGGTCCAATAAAAATTTTAGATTTAATTTTTTCACCAGTTTCACCATTATATAAAGTTTCATAACCTTTATGTTCAAACCCCAAATCATATAATTCATTACATAAATCATCAATATTAACTTTTTCAAAAGGAGTACCATCAAAAAACTTTCCTTTCATAGAACCAATTTTCCCCATAACACATTCAATTAATTGAGCAATAGTCATTCTACTAGGAATAGCATGAGGATTAATAATTACATCAGGACAAATGCCGTCTTCAGTAAAAGGCATATCTTCTTCAGGTAAAATTAAACCAATTGTACCTTTTTGTCCATGTCTACTAGACATTTTATCAGCAATTTCCAAAGATCTAGTAGATCTAACTTTAACTTTAGCGATTCTATAACCATCAATATTATGATCTAAATAAACATTATCAACGATACCATCTTCATTATGTCTTAATTGAATACTAGTATCTTTATATTTCATTTTTTTCTTAGCAGATGAAATTTGTTTATTAATAATAGGAGTAATTTTACCAATAATAATATCATTACCTTTAACGATAGTTTCTTTATGAATTAAACCATTAAAATCTAAATTTTTATAAGAACCTTTACGAATACCAATACATTTATCTCTATCCGGAATACAAAATTTTTCTTGAGCTAAAGAAGTCATATCTTTTTTTTCTTCACTTTTATATGTTCTATAAAAAGTAATATTAAATAATCCTCTATCAATTGACCCTTGATTAACAATAACACTATCTTCTTGATTATAACCAGTATGACAAGCAATAGCAATAATTAAATTTTGACCAGCGGGTAAATCGTTTAAACCTAATAATTCACTACTTTTTGTATATACGATTGGTCTTTGAGGATAATGTAAAATATAATTATAAGTATCCATTCGTTTATTAAAATTAGTCAAAGAATAACCAATAGATTGTTTACCCATAGCAGATTGATAAGTATTTCTAGGAGATTGATTATGATCTGGAAAAGGGATTAAAGAAGCACAAACACCAAGAATAAGACTTGGATGAATTTCTGAATGAGTATATTTAACAAATTTATTATTTAAATTTTTAACATTTTCACAAATCATTTTATTATCAATTTCATCTAAATCAATATATTCAATAATATTATGTTTAATTAAATCTTCAAAAATATAATTATTATTTTTAATACGATTAAAAAAATCTTTAGTTAAATTAACTTTATTATTTTTAATAACAAAAAAAGGTCGTAAAACTCTACCTTCTTCGGTATTTATTTTAATTTTATTAAAATTATAATCAAAAACAATAGAAATAGTATATTGGATATGATTAAGTTTTTTTAATTTAATTAAATTATTATAAACATTAATACCATCATCAGTATAAAAAAGAAGACAACCATCAATAAAAATTTTAGTATGATTATTTTTAATATCATCAATATTATCAATATCGGAAATTTTTATACATTTAAATTTTTTAATATAATTTAATAAAGGGTTTTTATCAATATTAGTACTAATTATAGTACTTAGAGATAAATTTTTAACTAAACCGATAGCATGACCTTCTGGAGATTCAGCGGCACAAATATAACCGAATTGAGAATTATGTAATTTTCTAGGTAATAACATTTTTCCTTTTTTGCCGACTGGAGCATTAAGTCTTCTTAAATGAGAAACAGTTGCACTATATGTTAAACGATTAAGAACTTGTGCGACACCAATTTTTTTATTTTCATAACCAACTTTAGAATTCCAATTACCAGTTGCTAAAGCATATTTCAAACCATTTTCAATAATATTAACTTTAATAAATTTTTCGACACTAATAATTAAATTACTATTAATTTCTTTTTGTATAGATAATTTTAAAGATTTTAAAGAATTTTTAAATAATTTTCTAAATAATTGTGAAAATAAAATACCAGAAGTTTCAATTCTTTTATTTTTAAAATGATCTCTATCAGTAGTTTTTCTTTTTTTTAAAAGAATATCTAATAATTGTCTAGTCATATAACCTAAATAAAAAACTTTTTCTTTTTTATTTTTACACATATTTAAAACTTTTTCATTAATAATTGATTCAACACTAATAGTTTTATTAATTAAAAATTTTTTAATATATTGTTCTAAATTTTTATAATGTTCAATATTTTCATAATAATGAATAAAAGAAGGTTTTAGTAATTGTAAATAATTTTCTTTGTCATTTAAATTATCAACATCATGTAAAATATATTTAATAATATCATGGTCTTTTTCAACACCTAAATATTTAAATAAAATAATCAAAGGAATATCTGTTTTTAAATTATTAAAAGAAGTATAAAATAAACATTTACCATTTAAATTTTCTTTGCCTAAGAATTTAATTCTAAAAACATTAGCCATTTTAGACATACTGTCATTACAACGAATTTCACTAATATAAGAATATTTATTATCTTTAATTTTAAAATTAAAAATTTTATTATCACATAATCTTTCCTGAGAAATTAAAATTTTATCATTACCATTAATAATAAAATAAGAACCAATATCATATTCACATTCATTTCCATCAATTTTATAATTTTCTTGATTTAATAAACAAAATTCAGATTTAATCATTAAAGGTATATTACCAAATAAAATATGATCTTCGTGAGTTTTATTAAAATCTATAATATTATCATTTTCAATATATTTAGATTTAATCAAAATATCAATATATAAAGGTACTGAATAAGTTAATTGTTTATTTCTAGCATCATGTGGATATAAAATATTTTTTCGACCATCTTTATCATTATACAAAGGAGTACCATATCTAGCATTAGAAAAAGTTATTTCATATTCATAATATTTTTTTTCATCTTTTTTATTTTTTTTAATAATAATTAATGGATTTAATTCTTTAATTATCAAATTAATTTGATAATTTAAAAAATAATTATATGAATCAATATGATGTTTAATTAGATATTTATTATTATTAGTATGAATGATTTTTTTAATAATATTCCAAATATCAGTATAAGTTAAATCCATGATTATTTTCATTAAAATATATTCAATTTTAATAAAAATTATAATATTAAATGGATCATTATAATATTTAACTCATCAGATAATTCTTTAACTAAAGGATCATTTTTATAGTTTTCATTATATATTATTTTTTTAATTCCACCACTAATTAAAGATTTAAAACAATTTAAACATGGATAATGAGTAACATAAGCAGTTGCATTATTAGTAGAAATATTTCTTTTTGCACAATCAATAATACTATTTACCTCGGCATGAACGGTCATTTGTTCATGATTATTTCTAATAACACTACGATGTTTAGTATTTGGTAAATGTCCATTATAACCACTACTAATTATTCTATTATTTTGAACTAAAATACAACCTACATGTAAACGATGACAAGATGATCTTTTAGAAACTAATAAGGCTATAGCCATAAAATATTCATCCCATTCTAATCTTTTATCTAATTTAATAATATTTTGTTTTAATTGTTCCATAGGTTTGTTTATAATAAAAAATAAAATTAAATTTTAAAATTTATTTTTAATAATAAATAAATATAATATATATTATGGTTAAAAAAAGATGTTATTTTTGTAAAAAAAAAATCAAATCAATTATTCCTTGCAAATGTAAATGCGAATTATTATTTTGTCGATTACATATGGATCCAGATAAACATGAATGTACTTTTGATTATAAAGCAGAATATAAAAAAACATTAATTAAAAATAATCCTCAAGTTATTCATGAAAAATTTGTTAAATTATAACCATTTGGCTCCATTAATATTTGTCTTAATAATATCTATTTTTTTATTATTAAGTTTATGATTAATAGAATTTTTATCATTAGTTAAATATAAAATATTATTTGAAATTTTTATTTTTAATTTATTTGTCCAACTTTTTTCAATTACTAAACTTTTTTTAGTAGATTCAAATGTATATCGACTTTTATTAGAACCAAATTTATTAACAACTTTAAGTTTAATTATAATTTCATCAGTATTATCAATATTAGATAAAATAATATTTAAATTGGGTTTCAATCTATTATGAACTAATGGATAAGTTAATATTAATTCTTCATCAGCTTCAATTACTTTTAAATTATTATCAATAGATAATTGACTTTTTACTTTTTGTTCTTTTTCTACAATTTCTTTCATTTTTATTTTTTGTTCTTCTACAATAATATCTTCTTTTTTTTCAAATTTTGTACTAAAAGATTTTAAATTTTGAATTAAACTATCAAAAGTATTTGATTTTTTTTCTTTTTCTTTTTCTTTTAAGTCTTTACCAAAAATAATTTCTTTGATTTCTAATACATTTTCGTTAATTTTTTCAATAATTTCTTCACTCATATCTTCAATATAATCTTTTAATTTTTCAATTACTGTTTCTTGTATATGTTGCATATCTTCTTTTAAATTATCTTTAACATTTATTTTTTTTCTAAATAAAATTAAATCTTTTAATTCATTTGCATTTTCTGATATTTTTGCAATTACTAAATCTTTAATATCATTACTATGTTTTAATGCATCTTCTTTGGCTTTTTTTTCTAAATATTCTGCATCTTCTTCAATATTATTTTGTTGTTGAAATGATTTATTTTTCATATCTTCAGTTAATTCTTGTAATTTTTCAATTAAATTGTCTGTTTTTTTATCTTTTGATTTTTCAAAAAATTTAAATTTAGATTTCTTTTCTTTTTTTTCATCAATTTCTTGAGGAACATAAATAACTTCTTTATTAATTTCTATAGAATAATTAGTTTGATCAGATTGTAATGGTTGTTTATTTTTATTTTTATTTCTTCTTTCTTTTTTAAATTTATTTCTATTTCGAGAAGGCATTATATTATATTATATACATATATAAACTTTTTTAATTTATTTTAAAATAATTTTAAAATAAATATATAAACAAATTATATATATTTTATTATGTCTTTTGCTTTTTTAGATGATGTATATAATAATGATAAAGATGAAAATGATTATGGATTAATCGTAAATAATATTTTAAATGTTAATGATAAACCTGGTTTGAAAAAAGATAATTTCACTAGATTTAGTCCAATAGATGATCAATCTAATGAATTAAATTATAGTAATTTAGATGATATGAGTAAATTAATAGAAAAAAAATATAATAAAAAAAAAGAAGAAAAAAAAAAAATTGAAAAAAAAATTGAAAAAAAAATTGAACCAGAAAAAGAAAATTTTAAAAATGAAATAGAACAATGTGAAAAATTTCTAGAACATCTTGAAAAATGTTCTCGATGTAGACAATTTTTAATTAAAAAATTTAAATTAGATAAAAAACCTGAAGATATTAAAAGAGAACAATATCTTGATTTAGCAATTTTTACATTATCTGGTGTTTTTATTTTATTTTTATTAGATATAGTCTTGAATTTTGGGAAAAGTCTTAATAAAAAATAAAATTGAGTATTAGTTATTATTAAAATGAATATTAAAACTATATTATTCTTAAAGAAATATTCTTTTCTATCGGTTTGGCTTTTTATAAATGCCCTTTTTACTTATATCAATATATATTATTATCCACATCTTTATATGATTATATTAATTCATGCTCCATTATCTAAATTTTTATTATTATTACCGATTATTTATTATAAAATTAAAAAAAGATTTATTAAAAAACAAAGAAAAGTCAAAGAATATCTAAATGATTTAATTTCTATAACTGTCACTTGTTATTGTGAATCTTTTGAAGAAATTATTTCAACAGTTAAATCTTTAGATAAATCTTTTGGTAAAAGTCAAAATAAATCTATATTATTTATTATTTTTGATGGTTTATCTAAAGAAAAAGGAACTGACGAATATACTTGGGAAATATTAATGAAAGATATGGAAATTTTAAAATATGAAAAAAATGTTAAATATAATGAAAATTGGAAAGGAGTTCCTATTATTATTGATTTAATATCTGGAAAATATAATAATTTAAATATTATTTTAGTAATTAAACATACTAATCTTGGTAAAAAAGATTCATTGAATTTTGTTCGTGATTATTCTGTTGATTTATTAGAAAAAAATATATCCGATAAAATTAGTTATTTATTAGAAGATTTTGGTATTCAACAAAATGATCTTAAATTAGTTGGTTCAATGGATGCAGATTGTGTTGTAAATGAAGAAGGAATTTCTTATTTATATAATGATATTAAATATGAAAATATGATTGGTGTTAGTGGTTTCGTTATTCCTAAAAGAGAACAGAAAAAAGGTATATGGTATATGATACAATTATTAGAATATTATAATACTCAATATTTAACAAGATTATCTTTTAGTTATATGGGTCAAACAACTTGTTTACCTGGTGCTTTAAATATTTTTGATATGACTTATTATAATAAAAAAATAAGAGATGAATTTCAAAAAGTTCCTTGTAAAAGTAATATGTTTGAATCTTTAGTTGCTTTAATTGGCGAAGATAGAAGATTTACTGGATTAAGTTTATATCATAATAAAAATTGTTATACTACAGTAAATGAAAATGTTATAATTAATACGACTGTACCAAATTCTTTTCGGAAATATAGAACACAAAGAAGAAGATGGATTACTTCATCTTTACTAAATAATTATAATGATTTATATTATGATATTAATTTAAATATTAAATATAATTCATTCACTACTTTATTATTCTTTTATTTACTTCTTTATATTATTGCTATTAATATCTATTTATGGGTTTTTTATGATCAAAGTATTCTTCTTTATAGATATTGTGTTTTTGCATTAACTTTTACTTTTATTATTTATCAAATTACTTTTTTATTTAAAATGAATTATTGGAAAGACAGATTATATTATATTCTTGGTTTCATTTTATTTATATTATTTTTCCCTTTTGTCGGTATTTATTTAGTATTTTATTGTATTCTTAATTTAGATAATTTAAGATGGGGTAATATAAAACAAAATATTATTATTGAAGATATTAAAGATATTCAATTAATAGTAGAAGAAATTGAATGTGATAAAGTTGAATTAGTTATTATTGAATAAAAATAAAATTGAATTATATATAAAATTAATAAAATGAACAAAGAAATTTTCATTGGTTTCATGGGATTTGGTGAAATCGGAACCTCTTTATATAAAATTTATAAAGATGCTAATTATACTAATTTAATTAAATATGATCCTTATCAAAATTTAAATGATTGTTTATGTAAATGTAAAATTGTTAATGTTTGTATTCCTTTTTTTGGTTTAGAAGAATTTTGTAATGCTATTCGATTACTCAAATTACAACCAGGAACATATCTTATTATTCAATCAACTATTGGTGTTGGTACTTGTGATCTTATTCAAAAAAAATTAGATCTTATTGTTATTCAATCACCAGTTCGTGGCGTTCATCCTCATTTAGCAGAAGGTATGTTAACTTTTGAAAAATATATGGGTATTAGTGAAAAATATTATAATGATAAAAAAGTTAAATATTTTATAAAAAATCATTTAATTGATTTAAATATGAAACCAATTATTTGTAAAGCTAAAGAATCTGAATTAGCCAAAGTTGTTTCTACTACTTTATATGGTGTTAATATTGCTGCAGTAAATGATGTTTATTTAATGTGTAAAAAACACAATGTTGATTTTGATATTGTTTTTACTAAATGGCAACAAGGTTATAATGATGGTTATAAAAAATTAGGAAAACCAAATGTTTGTAGACCTATTTTAACTCCTATACCATATAATGATGATAAAAAACAATTAATTGCAGGTCATTGTGTAATACCGAATGCAGTTATTTTAAAAAAAATGGGTGAAAAACCAATAGCAGATTTTGTATTAAGATATGCTGATGAAACAAATATGAAACATATGACACAAAAACATTAAAAAAAAAATAAAAAAAATAAAAATATAAAATTTATTATATATTTTTATTATTATAAACTTAATATGTGCGGTATTTTTGGTTATTTAGGTAAAAAACAACAAATAATTAAAAAAGCAATAAAAGCTTTAAAAATATTAAGATCTCGAGGATACGATTCCGCAGGCGTTGGTTTTATTTCTCATAATAGAATAATAACAAATAAATCAATAGATTTAAATTTAGAATTATTAGAAAATGCAAAAAATAAAAATTATCAATCATATTCTGTTATTTCACATACAAGATGGGCAACAAATGGTAAAATTTCTATTGAAAACACTCATCCTTTTGTAAGTACAAATAGGAAATTTGCTTTAGTTCATAATGGAATTATTAGTAATTCTGAACCATTAAAAAAAAAATTATTAATACATAAAAAATTTAAATCAGAAACGGATAGTGAAGTTATTGTTAATTTAATTGAATTTAATTATGAAAAATATAAAGATGTTAAAACTTTTAAACAAATATTAAGACTGACATTTTCACAATTAGAAGGATTTTGGGGTATATTATTAATTAAATTAGATGAACCATTAAATTTATATATTACACGAAAAGAAATACCATTAGTTGTAGGATTTAATAAATCTGCTTTTTATGCATCTTCTGATCACAATACATTTTCAGAATATGTTGAAAAATATTTTGAATTAAAAAATAATGATATTCTATGTTTATCTTATGATCCAATTAATGATAATGTTAATTATGAAGATACAAAAGATTATAAATTAACTTATATTAATCAAGATGAAATTCTTTCAGAAACCCCCCATCCATATAAATTTTGGTTAGAAAAAGAAATAAAAGAGCAAGATAAAGAAATATTAAATATGTTTAAGAAAAATAGAATGACTCTTAATAAAAATAATATTATATTTCCAAAAATTGATTTAGAATTGCAAAAAAATTTAAATAACTTTTTATATAATAAAATTATTTTATTAGGTTCGGGAACATCTTATCATGCTTGTTTATTAGGTGAAATTTATTTAAAAAATATGACTAAATATGAAATATCTTCTTTTAATACATCAGATTTTCTAGATTATGATATACCAAATTCAAAAACATTATTTATAATTGTGTCTCAATCTGGAGAAACAAAAGATTTATTAGATATAATTAAAAAAATAAAAAAGAAAAAATTTTCAGAAAATTTATATAAATTTATTTCTATTACAAACTCATATAATTCATTAATACCAAGAAATTCTGATTTTAATTTATATTTAAAAATTTCTAAAGAAATTAGTGTTGCATCAACTAAAACATTTGTTTGTTCTTCAATAATGTTATTTATTTTATCATTAAAATTATCATCAAATTATGTAGTTAATTTAGATTGTATTTATGAAATATCTGATAATTTTAATAAAATGATTAATGATTCTAATTTACATTTAGAATTAGAAAATATATTAAAAAAAATATATAAAAAAAATATTATTTTTTTATCAAGTAATAAAAATAATAATCCAATAGCATTAGAATCTAATTTAAAATTTCGTGAAATTTGTTATACATTTAGTTTATCTAGTTCTGCTAAAAATTTAAAACATGGTCCACTTGCTTTGGTTGATAAAAATTGTTATATTTTTCATTTTGTTAATAATGAATTTGATTATAAATATGCTCAATCTGTAATGAATGAAATTAAATCAAGAAATGGTAATAATATTTTAATTACTACATATAAAAATTATGATCCAAAATTATTTTCTGATATTATTGAATTAGATACAAATTGTCAAATTATTAGTAATTTATTATTAATATATCCAATGCAATTATTAACTTATTTATATGGTATAAAATCTGGTAATACAATTGATACACCAAAAAATCTTGCAAAAACAGTAACAGTATAATTTATTTTAAAAAAAATATAATAATATAATATATTATTATGTTTCTATTAAATTTAAAAAATAAAAAACCTCTATTTTATACAATTTTGATTTATTTATTTATTAATATTTTTTTACATTTTTTTAAACCTCATTTTTGTTATAATAATGATAAAAAATTAAAATGGGGTGTTGGTGATAATAAAACTTTATTTCCTTCTTTATTATTTTCATTAATATTTAGTATTTTTATTTATTTAATTCTCAATTTAATTTTTATTTAAATTCAATGAAATATCACAAAAATATATAATAAAAACAAAAAATGAATTAAGGATATATTTATACACATTTATATACAAATAATGATGTCCGTTCAAGAACCAACAAATTATAGCAAAATGTCTTTAAAACAATTAAAAACTTTATTAAAATCAATGAAAGTAAAAGGTGTATCAAGATTAAACAAAAAACAAATGTTATCTTTATTAAATCAAAGAGAAACAGAACAAAAAACAGTTGAAGAACCAGAACCAGTAAAAGAATTAACACCTGAACCAACACCTGTAAAGAAATCAAAAGGAAAGAAATCAACTAAAAAATCAAAAGCAAAGAAATCAACTAAAAAATCAAAAGCAAAGAAAACAAAGAAAACAACTAAAAAAGCTGAACCAGCAAAAGAACCAACGCCTGAACCAGCTCAACCAGCAAAAGAACCAACTCCTGAACCAGCTCAACCAGCAAAAGAACCAACTCCTGAACCAGCTCAACCAGCAAAAGAACCAACTCCTGAGGCAACACAAGCAGTAGAAGAACAAAAACCAGTTGGAAAAATGTCATTAACTGAATTAAAAAATATTTGTCGTGAAAATAAAATCAAAGGATTTTCTAAAATGAAAAAAAGTGTTATTGTTGCTTTATTAACTCCATTATTTTTTGCTGAACCAAAAGAAGAAAAAGAATATGTACATTTAGTATTTGCTGAAGATGATGATGTTGCAGAATCAAGAGATTATTTAAATACAATGAATTTAAAAACTTTAAGAACATTATCTAAAAAATATAAATTAAAAAAATATTCTAAATTAAATCGTAAAGATATTATTTCTTTAATTGAAAATAGAAATTTAGTTACTGCTGATGAAAAAATTAGAATGAAATTAAAAAAATTTGATTTAAAAAAATTAAAAGGAATCTGTAAATCAATTAAATTCAAAGGTTATTCTAAATTAAATAAAAAAAGTATTATTGATGGTATTATGTCTATGAATAAATAAATTTAATTTTAAAATTTATTGAATAGATATATACTAATTTTTAATCATAATGAAAATTATTAATAATAATATAAAATTAAGTGAAAATATCATTGAATTACTTGATTTTTTAAAATTCTCTTTTAAATTTAAATCTAAAAAAAAAGTTTTATTTACTTTAATAAATGATGAAAAAGAACCGATGTATGATTTATTAATCGATATAAATTCAAATGAAAGTAATTTGATTATAATTGATGAAAAAATAATATGTGAAATTTATGATACATATATTATTATTACTGAAAAATTATTACTAGAATTATATTGCCAAGGTGCATCCATTTATAAAATATTTAAAAAATATATGAGTGGTGAATTTAAAACAAAAAAATTTAATTATAAAAAATTTAATGGGTTTTTATCTAATTTTAATTTTTCTGAAGAATATTGGAATGATTTTTATACTCTTAAACATAATTTAAATAGTAAAATTGATTAATAAAAAATAATAATAAAAATGAATTTTTTTTATTATTCTTTAGGTTTTTATTTTTTTAATATTTTTTTAAAAAATACTTCTTTGCGGAAAATTATTAATTTTTCTGATAAAGATTATACTAAATTAACTGGTTACATAAATAGTTGTATTCATGCAAATATTATTTTTATTTTATCTTTTCTTTTTTTATTTAATTTTATTGATTTTTCAATTTGGGTTCATTGTTTAGATATAATTAGAGGTTATTGTTTTTATGATACTTTATTAATTTTATATAATAATCCTTATAATTATCAAATGTTAATTCATCATCTTTTATTTTTTATTGGATCATATAATAATTATATCTTTAAATATCCTTTAAATATGGCTCTAGGTTTATTATCTGAAATATCAAATCAATTTTTATATTTAGGTTGGTTTTTAATTAAAAAAAAATTAGATAATACTTTATTATTTCAAATAAATGCACTTATTTTATTAATTTTATTTTTTATTTTTAGAATTTTAAACTTTAGTTATTTTTCTTTTTTTATTTTTCAACATTGTGGTTTATTTGAAAATTTAATGTTTTTACCAATTACATTATTAAATTATCATTGGTTTTATTTATTATTTAAAAAATTCTTTAATTAAAATTTTATTTATAATTACAATATATAAATGTCTGTACAAGATCACGATAATTTTTATATTTTTGATTGTCCTCATTGTAATCAAAAAATTGAAGTTCAAAAAAATGAAATTAATTGTAAAATATTTCGTTGTGGTATTTATAAAAATAATCATAATCCTATTGCACCACATACATCTAAAAATGAATGTGATAGATTGAAAAATTCTGATCTAATTTATGGTTGTAGTAAACCTTTTGAATTCATAACTATTGATAATGTTAATAGTGTTAAAATATGCGATTATATTTAAAATAAAATAAATATATAAAATTATTATATTATATATTTATTATGTCTGATTTTCATATTCCAAATTTAAGTTTCGATTCTGCAACTATAAAAGGTAGTTTAATACCTGATACTGATAATGCTTATGATATTGGTTCAGCAACATATAAAATTCGTGATATGTATGTATCTGATAATTCTTTATGGGTTGGAGATTCACATAAAGTTTCTATTTCTGGTGGTAAAATGAAATTTAGAAAAAGAAAAACATCAAGTCTTCCTGCTGCAATTAGTAATGCTGGTGGAAATTCTAATTCTGCTATTGCTCATGCCGGTGTAGCCAATTTATCTTCTATGAAATTAAAACATTGGAAAAATTATATGAGATCTTTATCTGGACAAGGAAATGCTACTGTACAAGATATTTTTAGAGATAATGATGATGATTATGAAGAAGAAAGTGCTGCTGATAATTGGTTATTAAATGGTAGTAATTCTTATAATAATATTGGTAATGTCGGTATTGGAACAACTGAACCTGGTGTTATATTAGATGTAAATGGAACAAAAACTGCATATACTGGACAACTTAGGATTCAAGATTCTGCTTCACAAGCAACAGGTGTTGGTGGAAGATTAACACTTACTGGATATTGGTCAGATACAGCAATTGTAGGGAATGCACCATATATAGAAGCATATAAAGAATCTTCTGTTAATACAGAATATGGATATGCTCTTGCTTTCGGAACAAGAGATAATGGAGTTGCTTTATCAGAAAAGATGAGAATTAGTGGAAGTGGTAATGTTGGTATTGGAATTGATAATCCAATCGATAAATTACAAATTGATGGTGGTAATTTATATTTAACTCAAAGTAATACAGCCACTACTTTTAATAATACAGATACAGGAATTTATATGGGTGGTGATAATGACGGAACTCAAAATAAATTATTATTATTAGCAGAAGCCACTGGATCTTGGGCAAAACAAAAATTTCATATATGTTTAAATAGTTCAAATAATAATGATCTTGTAACAGTATCTGATGCAAAATTAACTGTACAATACGATGGATCTGTTGGTATTGGAACTGATAGTCCAGTAGCAAAATTACATATTGAAGCAGGTGAAATGTACATAAGTAATGGAAATCACGGTGTTATGTTCGCACCATACGAAGGTTGGTTCTTTAGAAATAAAACAGCAAATATGTCTGGTTATCTTGATTGTATGAGGATAGACAATGCTGGTAATGTTGGTATTGGTGATACTTCACCTTCTTATAAATTAGATGTTAATGGTGATATTAACTTTACAGGTACATTATATCAAAATGGTAGTGTTTTCTCAAGTGGTGGCGGAAGTGGTTTTAATGACTTAACTGAAACTTTAACTGGACAATATGGTACAGTTCAAACTACTGCTTCAAATGGTAATGGTACATGGCAAGGATATAGTATTGCAGGAAGATATGCTTTTATGAGTGAAAGTAATAGTAATGTTGGATTATATAATGATATTGATAATAAATGGATTACATATTTTGCAAGAGCAAGTGCAACATCTGGTTCTTTAAATTTTTATGTTGGTCAATCAGATATACAAATGACAATTTCAAGTGCTGCTGCAGTAAGAATTGGAGATACAACTGGTTTTATTACAGGACAATCTGATTTTCAAGCAAACAATTCCTTTTTAGCAGGAAAAGGATATCTTGATGTTCCTTGGGTTTGTTCTGGTGGTATAGAAAATTATGATGAAAAAGGTACTGGTGGTACAGGTATGATTTTTGGATCTGATAGATATACTTCTTCACACGATTTAATTACTTTTATGACAGCTGGAGTTAATCGTCTTCAAATTGATTCATCTGGTTTAATAATTAATGAATTAGGTGATATAGAGTTTCAAAGAACCGATGGTTCAACTGCTTGTCTTTTATCATCAAATAATGAAGGTTTAACTATAAGTGAAAGTAGAGGAGCACAATCATCAATTGCAACATTTGGTGGAGACGGTCATACTTTTTCTATAGCTGGAAATAAATATTTAGATATAACAAGTGCTGGAACAGAATTATGTAGTGGACAATCAGCGACCGGTGACCTATATGCTACTGCTAGTGGAGTAAATCAATTATGTTTTGGATGGGATTACAATAATCTATATCGTCATGCTATTAAAACAGTGCATAATTCTGGAGGAGGTCATGGAAATAATATGTCTTTCTGGTTATGGAATAATAATGATACTTCGACAACCATTGGATCTAATAAAGTTTTTGAATTAACTATGGAAGATAATGGAAGAGCAAATATATATGGTAATCTCGAAATTTCTGGATATTATGGAAGAACTGCATTTAATAAAGGATATTTATGTGGAGCACAACAAACAGTCGGACAAACAGCAGCAAAAACTAATCCAATTTATGTGATTGGTGCTAATTATGAACCAAATGAAACTACACTTGGTTCTATGTATGGTATTGGGTATGCTCAAAATACAAGTTTTTTACCAAATAATGGTACTTGGGGCATGTATGTAACTCAAGCCGGTAATGTAGGTTCATTTCTAGCTGGTTCAACTGGTGGTAATTCATTTGTGATGGGAAATTTTGGAATTGGAACTAATACACCGGGTGTCAAATTAGATGTTAATGGTGATATTCGTACTGGAAATAGGAAGAAATTAATTTTATCTAGAGGTGGAACAACACAAGATCCTTATATTCAATCTTTTGCCGGAAAAGATCTTAGTTTTTTTACAGTAGCTGCTGAGCGTATGAGAATCACAGAAGGTGGTAATGTAGGTATTGGAACAACAAGTCCAAATGAAAAATTACAGGTAGTTGGTGATATTAGATTTGGAGCTAATAGTAAATTAGTTTTAGATCAATCATCGTGGCAATCATGTGGTAATATTGAATTGACATCAGGAAGTGGTACATTTGGATTTCATGGAACTGGTGCTGGTACTTTAGGTATTTATGTTGATGGTAATATTAGAACTGATGGTATTGTATATATTAATGGTTCACAAGGTATAAAAACACCAACTGGAAATTATGGTACAATTCAATGTAGTGGTGGTGGTAATGGTGGTTGGGAAGGATGGGGAATTGATGGTAAGTGGGTATTTATGTCTACTGGTGATGATTGTGGATTATATAATGATGTAGATAATCATTGGATACAGTTATATAATAGAAGTAGAAAAGATAACAGAATGTATGCTAATGGTCAAGAAAAATTCAGATTGGATAATGGTGGTCGTTCTCACTTTTTGAATACTGGTAATCACAATGATTATCTCACTTCCTGGACTACAGATAATGGGAAAGGTCAAATGGCATGGAGATGGAATGCATCTGGTGGTGGAAGTAGTGACTATAATTTGGATTTATATATGGACAATAATAGTGGTAATAATCATAAAGTCGGATATCTTGAAAATAGTGGTAGTGGTAGTTGGAGATTAAATGATTTTACAGGACAACATAGATGTATTCCACAAAATAATACAAATTCAAGTATGTATGGGTTAATAGTTTATTCAACTGGAAAATATATGAATATCGATAATAATCTTAAACCAACAATAATAGATTCATTACCGATTTGTGAATTATGTACTATTGAAAATGATCCAAGAGTATTTGGTGTAATATCAGATGAAGCTGATGATAATAAAGATAGAAAGGTTGGTTATGGTATTTTTGGAACATATCAAGATAAAACAAATAAGAATGAAAAAAGAATTCATATTAATGGTGTCGGAGAAGGTGCAATGTGGGTTTGTAATAAAAATGGGAATATATTAAATGGTTCATATATTATATCATCAGCAGTTAGTGGTTATGGTATGAAACAAGAATCAAATGAATTATTAAATTCTACTGTAGCAAAAATTACATGTGATTGTAATTTTAATTTAAATCCAATTGTAAAACAAAAAGTTAAAGTTATTGAAAATATTAAAACTTTAAAAAGACAAAAAAAAATAGATTATCAAGAAACAAAAATGGAAATTCAGTTAGATGAAAATACAAATCAATATAGAGAAGTTGAAATAACAAAAACTTATTCTAAAATTGAAACAGAACAAATTCCAATATATAATTCTGAAGGAATACAATTACTAGATAATAAAGGAGAACCAAGAACATTTGAGGTAGAAGTAATGGAAGAATATCAAGTTATTGAAACAGATTTAGATTTTGATGAAAATGGTGATATACAATATGAAGATGACTTAGATGATAATGGTCACCAACAAATGGAATATGAATATGATACAAGATTTTTAAATTCAGATGGATCAATAATATCAAGTGAAGAATATAAAAATAAAAAAGAAAATGGAGAAAATGTATATATTTCATGTTTTATTGGATGTACATATCATTGTGGTTAAAATATATACTGGCTGTTATTTAAAGTGTATTGGCTGTTATTAAAAGTATTCAAATAAAGTAATCTTTATAGTAAAAAAATAAAATTAAATAAATATTTTATGTTATATTAACATATAAAAAGAAAACATGACATATTATAATGTTCAAGATTCTATCTATATTACTACATCTAATAGTAATGTTGGTATTGGTATAACTAACCCTTCAAATAGTTTATCTATATCTGGTGATGTTAATTCAACAACTAATTTTAAAATTAATGGTACACAAGTTTTAGGAGCAACTACTTTAGGAAGCGGAGTTGTCAATTCTTCTTTAACTAATGCTTCTTTAACAAGTAATAGTGCAAATTTAGTAAATGCTGGTACAATTAGCGTATCAACTGGTAATGATTATCAAATTAATTCTGCTAGTGTATTAAATGCAACCACTTTAGGAAGTTCTGTTGTTAATTCTTCTTTACAAAATTTAGGAACTCAAGATGCAGCTTTAAATATGGGTTCACAAAATATTACAAATGCTGCAGATATTGCTTTTACTTCAGCAAGTATCGGAGGTCATATGATTCCTGATACTGATGATACTTATGATATTGGTTCAGCTGAATTTAAAATTCGTGATTTATATGTATCCGATAATTCTATGTGGATTGGTGATACACACAAAATTTCTATTTCCGGTGGTAAAATGAAATTCAGAAAAAGAAAAATCGCAAGTGTTCCAGCAGCAATTCTTGCAGCAGCTCAAGTAGCTACTCCTTCTGTAACTGAATCTCAGGTAGAATCAGCTGCTATTGCTCATGCATCAGTTCTTAATTTATCTGCTATGAAATTAAAACATTGGAAAGCTTACATGAGAACTATAAGTAACCAATCTGGTGCTACAATTCAAGATATTTTCAGAGATAACTCTGATGATTATTCAGAAGAATCCGAAACTAATTGGTTACAAAGTGGTTCAAAAACTTATAATAATACTGGTAATCTAGGTCTTGGTACTTCTGATCCAGCAGCTCTTTTATCACTTCATTATAATCCAGAATCAAGTCAAGGATTAAAAGAATTAATGAGACTTTCTTGGCATGATGCTATGTATGATACTTTAAAAGGAGATGGTGTAAAAATTTCATTTCATCAACCAGATGTTGATAATTTCCCAGGAACTAAAGAATCTGGTTATTTTGGTGTTATGAAAGCAAATGCTGTTGAAGCAAATAAAGAATCTGATATAACAATCGCAAATCATGATGGTACAAATATGGTAGAAAGATTAAGAATTTTAAGTACTGGTCAAGTAGGTCTTGGTAAAGTTCCAAGTACAGATTATAAATTAGATATATCTGGTGATATTAACTTTACAGGTTCATTATATCAAAATGGTAGTGCTTTCTCAAGTGGT